TCGAACAAGCCTGCGCGGCTGCCGACCGCGAGTACATCCGCGTTCAGATTTCACCAGAAACCGACGAAGACGATCTTATCGGTGGCTTTCGTCTCCTCAACGGTGAGACTGTATTTGCCAAGGGTCCCGTGGTCAAGGCCATGGAACGTGGTGCAATCCTCCTCGTCGACGAAATCGACCGTTCCAGCAACAAAATCATGTGTCTCCAAGGCGTCCTCGAAGGCAAGCCCATTCTGATCAAAAAGACTGGCGAAGTCATTCGTCCGGCTCCCGGCTTCAATGTGATTGCCACCGCAAATACCAAGGGCAAGGGTTCCGAGGATGGTCGGTTTGTGGCTGCTACAGTTATCGACGAAGCCTTCCTGGAACGCTTTGTATGCACCATCGAGCAGACGTACCCACCATTGGCAACCGAACGCAAAATCGTTGTGAAGCACATGGAAAAGTACAATGCCGTTGACGAAGAGTTTGCCGACCGTCTTGTGACCTGGTCGGAAGTCATTCGCAAAACGTTTGCGGATGGCGGTGTTGACGAAGTGATTTCCACTCGTCGCCTGTGCCATATTGCACACACCTTCTCAATCTTCCGCGACCGGCTCAAGTCGATCAATATGTGTATCTCTCGGTTCGACGATGATACCAAAATCGCCTTTGCCGATCTTTACTCCAAGATTGATGCTTCGGTGAATCCAGCTCCAGCAGCCACTCCAGTGGCAGCGGTACCGCCATTGAGCGACTTCTGAAAATAAATTCACTTTGTTGTTTACAAACACAAGCAACAATATATGATTCTCTTATGGTTGAATTGGTCCCTTCAATCATAAGCAACTAAAACAATAGGACCAAACTGAAAGATAGATAATATGAATAGCAATACATCCACCCAGAAAGCTCGCCTGTTTAAACTTCTTGCCAAAGGCACAGAGGTTACCATTGCCGAAGCCTCAAAGCGCCTCAGCATCGCGAACCCATCTGCGGTCGTAGCTCAACTTCGTGACGATGGTCTCCCCATCTACACGAACCGCCGTAAGAATGCCCAAGGTCAAACGGTTTATAAGTACCGTCTCGACACCAAGGCTCTTGCCAGCGTCTAATAAGTGAACTACAAAGGCTGCAGGACTCAACACCCTGCAGCCCTTTTCCTTTTCCATGGAACAACAAATCGAGCAACAGTCTCCCCTCGAAGGTCGCAAATATGATTCGGACAAGCCGGAATACGGTTTGATTCCACCGTTTGCGCTTGAGGAACTGGCGCAGGTTCTTACCATCGGAGCCAAGAAATATGCCCGAGAAAATTGGAGACATGTACCAGAATCCGAACGTCGGTATTTTGATGCACTCCAACGCCATCTCTGGGCATGGAAACGTGGTGAGCGTTTTGATCCTGAAACGGGCCGACATCACCTGGGACACGCAGCCGCGTGCCTCTTTTTCCTTTACGAACATGATACGGGACACGCAGCCACAGCTTTTTAAGTTATGAAACTATCAGAAAATACAATCAAGCTCCTTAAAAACTTTGCCGGAATTAATCCGAATATGGTATTCAAGGCTGGCAGTTCTATTGCTACAATCGCGGAAGCCAAGAACATCATGGCATCCGCCACAGTCGCCGAAACCTTTCCTCAGGAATTTGGTATCTATGACCTGAATGAATTCCTTTCCACACTCACTCTTGTAGACGATCCAGAGTTGTCATTCAGCGACGATTCGATTACAATTAAGGATGGAAAGACTTCCATTCGGTACTTCTATGCTTCCATGGACCTTCTTACGGCTCCGTCCAAGCAGGTAACCATGCCGAATCCAGAAGTCACCTTCATTCTTTCCGAAGACACCCTCAACAAGATTCGTAAGGCGTCAGCAGTCCTCGGACACGCCAACATTGAAATCAAGGGCGAAAATGGCAAAATTATTGTAAATCTTACCGATGCAAAGAATGCCTCTGCGAATAAATACTCCATCGTGGTTGATGAGAACAATGCTTGCAAAGAGGTTTTCTCATTCATCATGGTCATCTCCAACCTGAAAATGGTTTCTGGTGACTACACGGTAGAGATTAGTTCTAAATTGATCTCTCATCTAAAGCATACCACACTCCCGGTGGAGTATTGGATTGCTCTGGAAAAAACTTCGACGTTCGCTTAAGGAGTCGATAACCTAGGAAACATATATGGACAACAGCAAAGTAATACCAGAACAACAACAACCAGCAGCCGCTCCGCAACTTGGTCTTAATGACCTTGCCGCAGTGGTTCAAATGATCGACATCGTCTCCCGTCGTGGAGCCTTTGAAGGTCCAGAACTCACCGCAATCGGTGCACTCCGCAGTCGCTTTGAAGCCTTTGTAAAGGCAAGCACTCCGAAGCCAACTGAAGAGCCAAAGCAAGAAGCTCCGGCTCAAGCGTAATTGTTCTAACTCCGTACGGACTTTTGGTGGGCAGTCATTAAAGAACCCACCACTTTTTTATTATGAGCAACATTCCCACTTCGGCTGAAGACCGCAAAGCCATCCTCACCGCCCTTGATCAAATCTCTGAAGCTATGTCGGAGATGCAAACACAAAAGGAACAGATTCGTGAGATTCTAAAAGCACTGGAAGACAAATACAAACTTCCGACCAAGACGTTCCGTAAGGTCGCAATGATGTACCACAAACAGAATGTGGTTGAGTTTGAAAATGAAACTTCGGAGATTAAAGAGGTTTACAAGACCATTGTCACTGGTGTATAATAGACCCCTATGTTAACAAACTCTAATGAATTTTTGTGGGTTGAAAAGTACCGTCCTCAAATACTTGATGACTGTATCCTTCCAGAGGGTCTTCTAAAGACCTTTAAGAGCATTGTTGAGTCTGGTGAGATGCAGAACATGCTGCTCACTGGTACCGCTGGTCTTGGTAAAACAACAGTTGCACGCGCAATGTGCAACATGCTTGATCTTGACTATATGATCATTAACGGCTCGGAAGAATCTGGTATTGATGTTCTCCGTACCAAGATTCGCCAGTTTGCCTCATCGGTATCTCTGCACTCCAGAGGACCCAAGGTTATTATCCTAGATGAAGCAGATTACCTGAATCCATCTTCCACGCAGCCCGCGCTTCGCGGCTTCATTGAGGAATTCAGCAACAACTGTCGGTTCATTCTTACGTGTAACTTTAAGAATCGCGTCATTGAACCACTTCATTCCCGATGCGCCGTAATTGAATTCAATACTTCCAAGAAACAAATGGCATCACTTGCCAATGCTTTTCTGAAGCGTCTTGAATTCATCCTTAAATCGGAAGGTATTCAGTATGAGCAAGCCGTCGTTGCCGAACTCATTCTCCGCTTTGCTCCCGACTGGCGCCGAGTGCTCAATGAGTGCCAACGCTATTCGGTTTCTGGAAAGATTGACAAGGGTATCCTTGCAAACCTTTCGGATGCAAACATTACTCTGTTAATCAAGGCTCTTAAGGACAAGGACTTCAAGGCTGGTCGTGCGTGGGTGGTCAATAACATTGATTCCGAACCTGCGGCAATCTTCCGCAAGATTTACGACAATATGACCGAGCATGCCAATCCCGACAGCATACCCAACATCGTGGTCATTCTTGCCAATTATCAATACAAAGACGCATTCGTTGCCGACCATGAGTTAAATCTTGTGGCGTGCATTACCGAACTTATGGCGTGTGCGGAATGGAAGCAATAACATGAATCCGTTTGAATACCTTAATTCCATCAACATGACCAAGACCAATATCATGGTCGACGATATTGCCGAAAAGCAATACCTTCCGTTTATGGTGAATCGAGGTCTTTCATACTTTGCGGATACCGTGGGCTTTGCCAATGAGATGAACCAAAATCATCACTTGGACAAGAGGCTCCAATACGAATATCTTATAAATATAGTTAGTAGGAATAAACGATTCAGCAAATGGCTCAAACCAACTGAATCGGAAGACCTCTTGATTGTTAAAGAACATTATGGATATAGTAATGAAAAGGCTAGATCCGCTTTGACAATTTTGAGTTCCGAACAACTAAACGAACTTAAACAAAGACTATTTAAAGGTGGACGCTCAACAACCAAATCAAAGCATTGATCCTATCCAAGGGACCGTCGTGGACGAAACCCCTGTGGCATGGACTCCTGCAATGATGCTTGAGATAACCTTGAATGAGCCGGATGATTTCCTTAAGGTTCGTGAGACACTCACCCGTATTGGTGTTGCTTCTCGGAAGTCTTCCAACAAGCTATACCAATCATGCCATATCCTACACAAGCAGGGTCGGTATTTCATTGTGCATTTTAAAGAACTGTTTCTTCTTGATGGCAAGCCGTCCAATCTAAATGTAAATGATTTACAAAGACGGAATACCATTGCCACCCTTCTTTCGGATTGGGGTCTGGTTTCAATCGTAAATTCGGAACAGTCCAAGGATAAGGCACCACTCAGACAGATTAAGATCATTCCGTACCGAGATAAAGCTAATTGGGAATTGCTCCCAAAGTACAATATCGGCAACACGAAGTGATATAAATAAATTTGATGGCAATTACGCCATCGACCGATAATGCCCAACTGGGGTTGTCGGAGATTACATAACCTTGCATAACTGGAGGTAAAATAGCATGTCAGGAAATACATACACGTTCCCACGGTCGGCCTTTGTAGGCTTCGACCATCTCTTCAACGAGCTCAACAGAGTCTCCTTAAGAGAGGATACATACCCACCGCACAATGTCGTCTATCTTGATGACGATAATTTCTTGGTGGAAATTGCCGTTGCAGGATTCTCTAAGGAGGACCTCGACATTCAGCTAAAGGATTCGATCCTTACTGTCAGCGGCGAAATGGAAGACACCCGCGTCTATAATCACAAGGGTATTTCAACCCGTAAGTTCACCAGAACTTTTACGCTGTCGGAATACGTTCGGGTAAAAGGTGCCGACCTTAAGAATGGAATTCTTTCAATTCCGCTCACCAAGGTTGTTCCAGAATCCGAACGCCCAAAGAAGATTGAGATTGGCTCGACCTTTATTCAGGACTAATTAACTCTTAGTTGATCCTTGTGCGAGTGGTGGCTTTACAGTCACCACTCTTTTTTATTTACAAACCCGCACAACATGATAGGATTGTAATATGAAATTCTATACTAATGTGAGCAGATGGGGTTCGCATATCCTTTACCGAGGTTATAATAACGGTAAGCGCGTAACCGAACGTGTGAAGTTCAAGCCCACCATGTATCTCCCTTCAAAGCATGAGAAAACCATCTGGACTGCGCTGGATGGAACTCCGGTTGAGCCTATGAAGTTTGATTCGATGAAAGATGCTAAAGAATTCATGGCTCCTTACGAGAACCTTGAATCCTTTAAGATCTATGGAAATACTCGCTATGTTGCTCAATTTATTCAAGAGCGTTTTCCGGATGAAATCCACTTCGATCGCAATGTCATTAATGTTTCCACGCTTGACATCGAGGTAATGTCGAATGACGGCTTTCCAAAGCCCGAAGATGCGCTGCACGAAATTATTACCATTACGGTTAAAAATAGCATTGATGACGTATATTACGTATGGGGTACAAAACCGTATGATGCTGATAAAAAGCTAATTCATTCTCAAGTCGAATATCGTCAATTCGTCGATGAGCGAACGATGATGTTAGATTTTGTAACCTGGTTCGCCATGCCAAAAAACAATCCTGACATTATCACGGGGTGGAATAGCCGCGGCTTCGATATTCCATATATCGTGAATCGAATCATTTCAATATGTGGTCAGGGGACCGTAAATCTACTTTCGCCTTTTGGCAAAGTAGAACCTAAAGAGACCGTGATTAAAGGTCGTCCGGTGAAAATCTACGAGATTACTGGAATCTCTCAATTGGACTACATGGATCTGTTTAAGAAGTTTACAACTCATACGTATGGCAATCAAGAATCCTATAAGTTGGGACATATTGCGCACGTTGTTCTCGGAGATGGAAAACTGTCCTACGAAGAATATGGTTCCCTGCATAACCTTTACGAGGAGAACTATCAAACTTTCGTGGATTACAACATCAAAGACGTTGAGATTGTGGATCGCCTTGAAGACAAACTAGGTCTCATTACTTTAGTTCTCACTCTCGCCTACATCGGCGGTGTAAATTATAACGATACGCTTGGAACTACGGCAATCTGGGATTCGATTATCTATCGAGATCTTGCTCGTAAGGCAATTGCGATCCCACCATCCGTTAAAAACTTTAAGGCTGATTACCCGGGCGGTTATGTGAAAGAACCAAAGGTGGGACTTCACAATTGGGTATGTTCATTCGACTTAAATTCTCTGTATCCGAATCTCATCATTCAATACAACATGTCACCCGAGACGATCACGTCTGAGACGACTCCAGGTATTTCACCCGATGTAATCCTGAATGATGTGCCGTTTGAACCTCATATGCCCGGAACCATCATGGCTGCAAATGGCGTTCATTTTCGTACGGACAAAGTCGGTGTAATCCCTCGAATCATTACTGAGATCTATGACAAGCGTGTTATCCTAAAGAAAGCCATGCTTCAGGAAAAGAAACGGCTCGAGACTATCGACAAGGGTAACAAGGTTGAGTATTTTAGATGCGAACGAGAAATCTCTCGCCTCGAGAATCAACAGATTGCAGTTAAAATTCTTCTTAACTCACTCTACGGCGCCCTGGGCAATCAGTACTTTCGGTATTTCGATATGCGAATTGCCGAGGCGACAACTCTATCGGGCCAATTAGCAATCCGCTGGGCTGAAAAGGAAGTAAATCGTTTCCTAAATAAGACTCTTAAATCGAAAGACAAAGATTACGTTATCGCTATCGATACTGACTCATTGTATGTTTCAATGGATCCAATCGTTCAAAGCTTTGCTCCTAAAAATCCTGTTAAGTTCCTGGACGAATTTTGCGCAAAGGCTGTCGAGCCTATGCTAACTACATCCTACGATTTGTTGTCGAAAACGATGTTCTGTCCAACAAATCGTATGGGAATGAAACGCGAGGCAATTGCGGATCGTGGTATTTGGACAGCAAAGAAACGCTATATCCTGAATGTTCACAATAATGAAGGTGTTCAATACGCCAAACCTAAGATTAAGATCATGGGAATCGAAGCAGTAAAATCTTCGACTCCGGCAGTATGTCGTGATGGGTTAAAGAAAATGTTCGAGGTCATTATGACAAAATCTGAAGCTGAAGCTCAACTTGAAATTGTTAAAATCCGCGAAAACTTTATTTCATTACCTCCAGAAGAGATTGCATTCCCCCGTGGAGCATCGGATGTTTCGGGGTATTCGAACAGAGCGGAAGGCGGAATTTACAAGAAAGGAACTCCGATCCATGTTCGCGGATGCTTGCTTTTTAACGATCAGATCGTGAAGCGCAGCCTTCAAAAAAAGCATCAGCTAATTCGTAGCGGTGATAAGATCAAATTCATCTATCTCAAAACTCCAAACCCGATGCAAGAAAATGTAATTTCTTTCGTAGATGGTCTCCCAAAAGAATTAGGTCTCAATAGATATATTGATCACGATCTTCAATTTCAAAAAACCTTCCTTGATCCTTTATCCATCATCTTTGATTCTATTGGATGGACCATGGAAAAAACCTCGAATCTTGAAGAATTCTTCACTTAAGTGTTTACAATAAACGTCAGCTAAATTATTATTAACTTATGAAAACTAATTGGGTACACGATATCGAATATATGCATCGGAAATTTGGAGTAAATCCAATCGTACGCGAATTCGACAAAGAAAAGCTTAAAGCTTTCCTAGAGTTTCGCATTAAATTCTTGCAAGAAGAACTCGATGAAATGAAAAAGGCAGACAACGCCGATGATGTGGTTGATGCGCTCATTGATCTTTGCGTTGTTGCAATCGGTACGCTTGACGCCTTTGACGTTGATTCTGAAAAAGCCTGGGCTGCAGTATATGAAGCCAACATCACTAAACAAGTAGGAGTGAAAGAGTCTCGGCCAAATCCATTAGGTCTTCCAGACTTAATCAAGCCTCAAGGTTGGACTGCGCCATCTCATGCAGATAATGTAGGATTGCTTGGACCCATTTTCACAGATTGAACTATTCACTTACAGTATTTAATTCCGTCTTTGACAATAAGACGGATAAGTTAGTAGTCTGTAAATCTTGGGCCGACTTCGAAAAGTTGCTTTTTACGCTTTCAAGATTGCCCGGCTATAAGGCTAAAAAGGGCGAGACGAAGAAATCATCTTCTCTCATTTCCCCTGCCGTCTATGCCAAAGGTGGAACAAGATCTAATGCCAATGTAACGTCCTGGGGTGGCTGGGCTGCATTAGACGTAGATGAATATGAATGCTCTTTTGCAGATGCAGTGAAGGTATATTCTCAGTACAACCATATTTGTTATTCGACTGCGTCATCTCGCCCAGACAAAAAGAAGTTTCGAATCGTCTTCCAATTGAACAAGGAAGTACCTCCGGATAAGATTCGTCATTTTTGGTATGCTCTGAATAAGCATTTTAATTCTATGGCGGATGAGCAGACCAAGGATCTGAGCCGGATGTATTACGTGCCCGCTCAGTACCCCCATGCTGATAATTTCATTATGGCTCGGTCTGGCGAGGTCATGGATCCAGATCAGATTATGGCGCTGCATCCGTTCAGCGAAAAACCATCTCGGAGTTTCATTGATAAGCTTCCGCCTAATATTCAGAAAGAAATTCTGAATTATCGAAAAGGAGAGATGAACAATACTGCGGTGAGTTGGTCATCCTACACAGATTGTCCTTTCGTGAATAAAAAGTTGATCAACGAGTATAAGGCAATCTCATCGATTGATGGCTCTGGAAGATACCGCATGATCTACAAAATCATGTCGAGTATTGCGTGCAATGCAGTAAAGCGAAAATACCCGATCACTGCATCGCAGATTGCGGAAATGATCCGTAGTCTTGATAGCGATACCTCTAGGCTTTATCAGAAACGGCCGTTAAACGCGGAAGCTGAACGTGCCATTGAGTTTGCCTACAAGAGTGTAATGCTTTGATAGGCAACCATTTAAGAAGCATTGATAATCAATAACTTAGGACATTCTTATTGTTTTACTTTCTGAGAGATTGATGTAGGATATCAGTGTGAATCATACAATCAAAAGCAAAAAGCTTCACCTTCTGGGTCTAAATCTTTTTGGAAAAGTGGCAAATCTCTCAACTCGGCAACTACGAACTGATTACGATGTGAGAATTCAGAATCGACATACGAGCAAAACCTTTGGCGATTGCATGACGGTCAATCCAAACTCAAAGGGAACTGTTGAGTGCATCACAGACACAGCTAAACTCATTTTTATCGATTATGACGATTCGAGGTATATTCGCGTCTACGAGTGCACCAATAAATCAAAATATGATATGGAATACGTGGGCGGCGAGGATCGCGAAGGGCTCAAGCGAGTGTCGGTATGTTACAATATTGCGGACATGAAACTCCTCCATGAAATCGACGAACCTAGTCTTTTGTCAGAAATGCAAGCTTTAAGTTCAGCCCGCAAATATCAAAAACTATGAAATTCACTAAATATAATTTTAATGCAAAGGAAATTGATCTGTCAAAGGTAAAAGAACGAGCAAAGAAAGAAGCTGAAAAAATTTTTAAAAACCCAAAGACTGCCAGGGGTCGCACTCTAAGTAAAATCATAGAAGATTGCATGTGGGGACAATGTCCAGAGATTTGGTTAATGTTGCAAGGTTATCATGATGATATTCGCGACTATCACGATTTAGTTGATCCCAAAGGAAGACCGATTGAAGTCAAAGCTACTGAAAACCTTCCGTACGGTAAAGATGGAATGACTGGTATTGATTTTGTTAAACGCCGATACGCAGAAAAGATGCAACAAGGGTGGGGTGATTGCGCAACGCGTATGTATATATTCACCTATGTGAAAAGTACGCTTGAATACACCTTTGAAGGCATTTATGATTGGGATAAACAAACTAAAGACTTTATCCGCTCCGATCCAAAATTAATTACTGCAAATTGTGATTTACAAACTACTATAACTAGTGTATGATTATCTCTTTATTATGAAAGAATCCATCAAAGTCCTCCAAGAGTGTGCAGATCTGCAACTCAAAAAGTCCAATGATTACCAGAATGCGAATAGCACTATTCGGCAGGCTGATTATTACCCCCGCGGGGCTGCGTCAATCCTTGACGTCATGAACACAAAAGTACTGCGCATGCGTAGTGTTCTTGAGGCAATGGAATTTGATCCTAGCTATGCTCCTAACTTCGAGTCTCTCCAAGATTCTGCAAAAGATCTAATCAACTATTCGTCTTTCTTTGTTTCATTCTGCCGCGGCGGCATTGACGGACAATCCAAAGACCGCGACTTCCTTAACCGCAAAATTTCTTCTACTCGCAATGATGACACTACCCAGAGTTAATGATGTTCGTCAGCATTTTAAAGATGCTCTAGCGAACGGTGTCTATGTGACAGACAAGAGCGGCGTTAAAACCCTCGAGTTGTGTGGCGCATCATTTTTTGCAGATGAAGAATCCATCTTTGGCAAACTTAATTACGAGTACATCAATGCTGAACTTCAATGGTATGATTCTCAGTCTCTGAACGTCAATGATATTCCTGGCGGTGCTCCTAAGATCTGGAAACAAGTCGCAACAAAAGATGGCCGGATTAACTCAAACTACGGTTGGTGCATCTACTCAGAAACCAATCATAAACAATTTAATTCTGCGCGAAATGAGCTTATCGCAAATCCAAATAGTCGCAGAGCTATAATGATTTACACTCGGCCAGAGATGCACCGGCATTATTGCGAAGATGGTTGTTCCGATTTCATGTGCACGAATGCTGTGCAGTATCTTATTCGGGGCAATAAACTTCATGCCATCGTCCAAATGCGAAGTAATGATGTTGTTTTCGGTTACAAGAATGATCGTGCATGGCAATACATTGTACAAACCCGCCTTCTGCAAGATCTAAACACACTCGGAGAAAATAATTATGAAATGGGAGACCTTATCTGGCACGTCGGCTCGCTCCACGTCTATGAACGGCACTTCGCACTTATTAATGGATAATAAGTGGAAAGGTCGTTACCTTAAATTGGCACGCGAGATTGCTGGATGGTCGAAAGATCCTTCCACTAAAATCGGCTGTGTGATTATTGGGCCAAAGGGGCAGGTACTAGCTCAGGGGTATAATGGTTTCCCACGCGGAATCCAAGATACGCCGGATCGGTATGCTGATCGTCCGACGAAGTACAAATACGTGGTCCATGCGGAAATGAATGCCATATATAACGCAAGTTATAGTGGCGTCTCGCTCGATGGATCCATTTTGTTTGTGCATGGATTGCCAGTTTGCTCTGAATGTGCAAAAGGCATCATCCAAGTTGGAATTAAAAACATTGTTATGCCATACCAGGAAATACCTGCAACGTGGCAAGACTCGTGGAATCTAACTCAGCAGATGTTCGCTGAAGCAGGTATTACCTGGGAATTTGTCAAATTCGAATAATTTATGGGACTCTCAACTACACACTATTACGATGAATTCCTTCGCTATTATCAATTAGCAAAGGATCAACAGGAAAAATGCAACGTTTCATCCAAGCCTCCTTATGGGATGTTAACCCATGCTGAGTCGAAAATGGGTGATGCTTTGCTTGAAAATGTTGAGCTCTACGATGTGGTTGAACGTAAATTTGCTGGATTCTCACAGATCGTGAATGATTGCTTTTATGGTTGGAATGCAGATCATCCCTATTGGATGAAGATGTCATCAGGAAACCATACTGCCCAACGTAAGACTGTGGCGACAAGCTGGAATGGAAAGAAGTTCTCTCTTGCAGAATGGATGTACGTATTCATTCTTCACCGCGTAACAGGTTCTGCCATCAATTATGCGACGAAACCATCCGGTTACCATAATACATTATTGTTTAAACTCCATGCGGCTTCTTCAATTTCAGAGATGACGGAAATCGTAAAGGCCGAGAAGTCTCCGTTTTACACTTCAGTTGGATACCAGTTTCCTGCATTTCCAAAACCACCAGCAGGTTATAAACGTGGCGGCGATTACTACCTCTGCGAATTTGCCCCACGTTTGGCCACTGAACTTGCAGATTTCTTAGTTGCAGGAAACAAGAAAACGCTTCGCGAAATTGGCGAATTCATGTTGAGCTGGAATCAAGCAAACGGAATGCGCAGGTTCGCTTTCCAATATGCAGCAGTTGTTGCTGACGTTGCTGATTGGTTTCCGCAATATGTTCATCGAGATACTCCATTCTATTACGGTACCAATGCCATTGAGTGCATTTCTTATCTCGCGACGCCGACGAAAAAAATGAAGACTGAGGCTTTCCTCGATCTTGTCATGGAGAAGATTCAATCTGATACTGGAGCATTCCCATATAACGCAGAAGACGTGTGCTGTGACTTTATTCGTTGGGTTGAGAATTACGTTCGTCCAGGTGCGGCATACGGCCATCTGAACAGAGATAATCTTTGGTCATCACATCAGATTCACGATCACCCGTACGGCCGCCAGAAACCAATGCTCGAGCTGGGTCTCATTAAGTCATTTAACGATCTTGACGTGCATCCATCAGATGATTATGTCATTAGCCGTGCCGGAGTCACTGTAGAAAAATATAAAGAGCTCTGCAAAACCTTAAAATAATATGTCGCACGATACTCATGTCATAGACGGTTTAAATAAAGATGTTGGATTAATGTCCTGGAAAGAAGCCAAGGATTATTACCTTTCCCTTTGCGAAGGGTGGACTCCGTATAATCCGGATCCAGTCATTATTGAACACGAGGGTGTTCAAGTGGTTCGAGACGACCTCATCGTAGGAACGAAAACAAGAGCTGGAGATTTGCTTGTTGCAAAAATCAAATCGGATCATATCGTATATTCTCAGCCTCGAGTTGGACTCGCGGGAGTGTCGATTTGCGATACGGCAAACCGAATTAATAAAAAGGTTACTCTTTTTATGCCGTCTTCCAAAAGGATTTCAGTGCATCAGGCATGTTGCATTGAACGTGGAGCAACTGCGATCTTTGAACGTATTGCGGCAATGCCAAATTTAAATCGCCTTGCTGAAAAGTGGGCAAAAGACAATAATGCATTTTTTGTTCCATTAGGTCTAAGGCATGAGTATGCAACGGCCGGGATCATTCATGCTGCATCTAAATTGCCAGAACCGGATGAAGTCTATGTTGCTATTTCTACTGGCGTATTGACCCGAGCTCTTCAAATTGCCTGGCCCAATGCTAAATTTACATGTATTGCCGTAGCTCGTAATCTTAAAGAAGGTGAACTGGGTCGTGCCACCGTGATTAGCGAACCTCTAGATTTTCAAACTCCTGAAAAGCCAGAAAACGTACCGCCATTTCCAACAGTGGTCACGTATGATGCCAAAGTTTGGAAGTATATTCCAAAAAATACGGGCAAAAAGATTTTAATGTGGAATGTTGGAACCGATCCGGTTTTAAAAGATGCATCAATTATAGATAGAACGGATTCTTATAGAAAATGGAAGAAAGATGAACAATTGACAGAATTATGAAAGTTTTAATTACAACTCCAATGGCTCCAATCTCGGAGCGTATTTCGTCTCACCGCGCGGCGCAGGCTGCAATCTATGCTGATCAATTAAGGCACTCTGGCCACGACGTTACTGTCAATTATGGCGGTAAGATCGAAGATTACAATGACTTTGAATGTATTGCCGTTTATCATGGTAATGATTGGGGCGGTACGGTGAATTTGTTTGGCGGTGTAAAGCAGTATGGATCGATCGATCAGATTGTCCGTCTATCTAAATTCACTGGTAAAGTTTTTTCTCTCGTGATTGATTTCCCGAAATACTCTGAGATGATTAAACCCCGGGTTGATAAGGAACCAGCATCACACCCGGATTGGAAGAGTGTCGACTGGACTAACTTGGCACAGATTGAAACATTTGCAACAGTTATCAATCCGAATAATCAATTCCTGAGTACTAAACTCGCATTTGGCGATTCTCACGCAATTTCTATGTATCGGCCCGGATGGAAAGTTAATTCGGTTCCCTTCAAGACCTTGCACGGTGCACTTAATATGGGTCTTGAATCATTTGTTCCGGATAATACGTTGGCATATTCTGAATTTGAAGTTTATTTTGGCAACATCGATATTCGCCACCATTTACTTCGCCAGCCGGATCCAATTAAAGCTACGAAGGCTCTTGTTGCGGAATACGTAAAGCAATGCCAAGATCTGTCTGAGAAAGGTAATGCAAAGGTTACAATCTGGGAACCGCTTCCAATCGAAAACGAATCTCGTAAACTACCAAAGACTGGGTATTATAAAGACGCTCCATTTTACGGGAGCTGGAATGAGCGCAACGAAATTCGAAAGCTCTTTGTTAGGGAGCTGGAGGAAAACGTTAAAGGAAACGTTTGTGTATTTAAATGGGTTTCAACGCTAATGAATCACAAAGAGGAACTGGACTTTGCCTATATGGAAAAGCCACAATCTGTTCATTTATCCAGAGAATTTTATCCTCACTGGAATCATTAAAAGATGTACAGGATCAATCAACTATAGTATATTTCTATTATGTCATCATTACTCGCTAAACTAAAAAAGAATTCCCGCATTGATAGTTCGTCTACCTTGGATGAATCCAAGTTTTTCAATCAAGGCGACAACAGTGTTCCGACCGATGTTCCTATGATCAATGTTGCCCTTTCGGGTGACCTCGACAAGGGTCTCACTTCCGGTCTTACCGTCCTTGCCGGTCCATCTAAACACTTCAAGACCTCATTCGCCCTCATCATGGTTGCGGCGTATATGAGAAAGCATCCTGATTCAATCGTACTATTCTATGATTCTGAATTTGGTTCGCCTCAGGCTTACTTCAAGACCTTTGGCATTGATACCAGCCGCGTGCTCCACTGTCCCATCATGAATGTTGAAGACCTTAAATTCGACATCATGAAACAGCTTGATGGAATTGAGAAAAGCGACAAGGTCATCATCATGATTGACTCGGTCGGTAACCTTGCTTCCAAGAAGGAAGTTGAGGATGCCATGAATGAGAAATCGGTTGCCGATATGACTCGTGCCAAGGCTTTCAAGAGCCTGTTCCGTATGGTAACCCCACATCTTTCGATGAAGGACATTCCGATTGTTGCCATCGGTCACACCTACAAGACGCAGGACATGTATCCCAAGGATGTTCTTTCTGGCGGTACCGGTCTCTATTACTCGGCAAACACGGTCTGGATTCTCGGACGCCAACAAGACAAGGATGATGACGGTCTCCAAGGTTACCACTTTGTGATTAATGTTGACAAGTCTCGCTTTGTAAAAGAAAAGTCCAAGGTTCCGATTTCTGTTTCTTTTGCCAACGGCGTTGAGAAATACTCTGGTCTCCTTGAGGTTTCTCTTGATGGTGGCTTTGTCACTAAACCGACCCAGGGTTGGTACCAAAAGAAAGGCGACACCGCCAAGTACCGTGAGAAGGATACCTACACGAAGGAATTCTGGAAAGACATTCTTGACTCGAAAGAATTTAAGGATTACATCCGTACCCGCTATACCCTAGGCGGCGAAGGTCAGAGTGGTCTCACCTCAATTGTGGATGATGAAGCCGATGAATCCTAAAATTACAGATAAGGATTTCTCATTCGTTGAAAAGCCAACTTCCGAAATGTATTCGGTTAAGTTGAAGAGTGGCCCATGGTCGGGTGTCATTGTTACCTACGGGAAGGTTTCCCTTAAGGTAAGCGAAGACAAAGAATCGGCCACTCTCTCTTTTCAATTCAAAGTAGACGAAGCTCCAGATGTTCATGATATTGATGAACTGGAAATGTCTGCCGATTTCAACAATCACCTTGGTGACATTCTAAGTCACATCATTCAAAATGCCTTCGACACGGGCCAGTATAAATTAGGGTCTAATGACAAACAATCTACAAACGACGATTCTTCAGAAGTTAGTGAATGATGAAGGGTATTGCCGCAAGGTACTACCGTTCATTAAACGCGAATACTTTGAGGGGTCGCATAAGTCCGTCTATAAACTCATCGTTGATTTCATTGAGAAGTACAATAAGTTGCCGACTCAGACGACACTCAACATTGATCTAGTAAACAAAAATACCGACATCAGTGAGGAGCAGTATGACAACACTGTTAAACTTATTGATTCACTCAAGGAGAACCCAGTTGTCCAGGATCAATGGTTGCTGGAACATACCGAAAAATGGTGTAAGGACCGTGCGGTATTTCTGGCAATTATGGAATCTATTTCCATTATTGACGGCAAGAAAAAGGAAACCTCTCAAGATGCAATTCCCGATATTCTACAAAAGGCATTGGGAATTAATTTTGATAATTCTGTTGGTCACGACTACATTGGTAATGCCGACGACCGCTTTGATTTCTATCATAAGGTTGAAGACCGTACTCCATTTGATCTGGAGATGTTCAATACCATTACAAAGAATGGTGTTCCTCGGAAGACTCTCAATATCTGTCTTGCGGGTACGGGCGTGGGTAAATCTCTATTCATGTGTCATGTGGCTTCTTCGTTCCTTACTCAGGGCAGAAATGTGCTTTACATTACACTTGAAATGTCGGAGGAACGCATTGCCGAACGTATTGACGCCAATCTAATGAATGTTCCGATTGATCAGTTGGCAAATATGCCAAAGGATCTTTATGAATCTAAAATCCAGAAGATTGCCGCAAAGACAAAGGGTACCCTTATTGTAAAAGAATATCCGACCGCTTCCGCTCATGCAGGACACTTTCGTGCTCTCCTGAATGAACTGAAACTTAAGAAGGACTTTAAGGCTGATGCCATCTTTATTGACTACCTCAATATCTGCGCATCATCTCGTATGAAGGGTGTCGGCGGTTCCGTAAATACATATTCATTCATTAAGGCGATTGCCGAAGAAATCCGTGGGCTTGCCGTGGAGTTTGAAGTTCCCATCTTCTCTGCGACTCAGACGACCCGCTCGGGTTTCGGTAACAGCGATGTTGAACTCACCGACACTTCGGAGTCGTTCGGTCTTCCTGCTACGGCAGATTTAATGTTTGCATTAATCTCAACCGAGGAACTGGAGAAAATGAATCAGCTCCTCGTGAAACAGCTAAAGAATCGTTACAACGACCCAACTAAAAACAAGAAATTCATCATCGGTGTCGACCGTGCCAAGATGCGGTTGTACGATGTTGAAAACAAAGCACAAACTCTCACTAAAGAACCAACCTTCCGCCAAGCCAGCCCTTCGGTACCATCATTCGGTGTGACTCCGAAACGTGACTTCAGTGGATTCAAAATGTAATACTATGGAAACACAAACAGAATTCAAAGACATTGAACCCAGTTTCAATCCGATTAGCTTTAGCCCTCTTTCAGTGGGCACTCAGATTACCGATGCCGTTCTCACCTTTAATGTGGAGAACAAAGAAATACTTAGAATTGAGCGAAATGGCAATGTAATTGCTCCCGATCTTGAATCGGCTTCTGAAGCTGGTAGGGTCTTCGTGCAAACAGTTAGAGACCAACTTAATTTCAAACTGTAAGCATTTTGTTGTTTACTTTGCGGTACAACAATGTAATATAGGAACTACAATATGGGAATGTTCGATACAATTCAATGGGGCGACAACTTACCTTTCTCGGAAGAGATGAAGGAGTTTGGTCTCGATAAAAACAACTGGTCCTTTCAGACCAAGGATCTTCACTGCTGCTTGGGCAACTATGTTGTTCAAGACGGTAATTTCTTTCTTGAAAAATACAAGAGTGTGAAATGGGTCGAAGGTGATACCAACTCCAAAAATTGGTTCGACCGTATTGGTTGCCTCAAACGTACGGAACCATATCTTGAACTTCAAAAAATTACTGAAACTATTTACATGTATGACTACCGTCATGATGTGCTTGGTCTTTGGGATTGTTCTATTGAATTTAAAGTTGTACTCATTGACGGTAAGGTTCAATCTACCGAACTTTTTGAATTCAAAAAAGTGCCAAGTGCCGACAGAAAAGAGCAGGAACGCAAATGGCATGCAGACCGAGAATATGAGAATTCTCGTTGGTACAACCGCTTTATTTTCCACACATCGCCCTACCGCTGGGTTCGCCGTAAATTATCCATTACCCTTTACAAAACAGGTTCTTTCCTTCACACAATTTCCTATAAACTGCCATGAACCATACTGACAAACGCACCAACTCGTATTCATATCGTCGGAAACTGAAAAAGTTAACCGAAGCGATTAAGTCTTACCGAGGACTTAGAAAGATTCCGGGACAGCCTCCAAAGCTAAAGTCCTCGGCATCTGCCCGCGAGCTTGCCGACTATAAGGACAAGAATCAATTCCGCGTTGATCGCTCAACAATTCGTTATTTCCTCCTTGCCATGGAAGGCAGCAATACCGACCGCCGCTCAGCCAAGACCGAAGAAACTCCAGCCGTCGCCTAACATGAAAGAATTCCTTATTGCTCTTGTAATTGCATTTGCAATTGCATTCATTATATTTTATCCAATTGCCATCATCTGGTCGCTCAATCTTCTATTCGGTCTTACCATCCCGTTTACATTTAGCACCTGGTGTGCCACAATGGTTATTTCCGGAGTATTTGCCGCAAGAGTTACCGTGAAGAAAGATTAAACACATGAGAATCCTCTGCATATCAGATACCCACGGGCTACACAAAGCCCTGGGTGATTTACCAGAAGCCGATGTTATTGTACATGCCGGGGATTTCTGTAACCGCGGTTCCATGGAGGAATCCCTTCGGGCCCTCGGCTGGTTCAATGCACTTCCCTACAAGCATCGCGTCATTATTGCGGGCAACCATGATATTTTTATGGACCCGGGTCATCTCGACTATCCCAGTAGTGAAAGTGCCATTAAGGCAATGCTTCCCGTCTCGGAAGGTTTCCATTATCTAAATGATTCTGGTGCCACAATTGAAGGAGTTAAGTTCTGGGGTTCTCCGGTACAACCAGAGTTCTTTGGCTGGGCATTCAACCGCAGACGTGGTGATGCTATCCAGAAACACTGGGACCTTATTCCAAAGGATATTCAGGTGCTCGTCACTCACGGACCCGCATATGGTTTTGTGGATGAATGCCCCAATTACAAAATGCCTTGGGTGAATGAAAAAGTCGGATGCAGCAATCTGTTACAAACAATTCAAAAACTACCAAATCTTAAAGCTCATGTTTGCGGTCATATTCACGCTGCGTACGGTTACGCTTATTCTCCAGAGGATGTATTACACATTAATGCTTCAATCTGCAACGAACAGTATGTACCTATTAATAAGCCGATTGCCTTCGATCTAACCGAACACATTGCACAGGTCTACACTTATGTTTAATGATAATCCTTACAAACACTGCGTCATGGTTCATACCGTTGACGAATACAAAGCGATGCCGCGGCAATCCAGAGAACTGGTTGTGTGGTATTGGCCATTTCCTCTTTACATTAAACCCTATGCACTCAGTGCCGGAAAGGACCTTGTGGGCGAGTGGGAAAAATTTGATGCGTATGTTAAAAAAGAATATCCGGTGCAATACTTCTTTCGCGATACCGTTGCTGGATTCTTTTGGGACATTGAAACAAGTTGCAAAAGAATTAAACGGAAGATAAAGCCCTATATTCAACACCCTCGCGCCGAAATGCGCGATAAGGTTTTCACTCGGGAGTATCGCGATCTTGATTGCATCATTGTAGAATTCTGTCTGCAATGCGTCATCGAGTATGTCGACCGTGAGAAGTGCTTTGACCAAATTCTATTTGATTATTCGGAGAAACTTGAAACCTTCGCCGCTCAATTAAAGGAGTGTTATGCTTATGCGACCAAAGGTAGGCAAGAAATTCTGAATGAAATTAAAAAAGCGTGGGAAGATGTTCCTCTTATGATGAACGATCTTGCTCAGAATAAGATGGACCGGTATAATAAAGTCACTGAATTAGAAGAGAAGTTGGTTGAAGCCGACACTCAGGTATGTGAATGGGTTGTTAAAAACCGCAGACTCCTTTGGACCTAATATGCTTGCCGACGACGATAACGAACAGGAAAAAAACAAACCAGACTATTCCGAGCACAAGACCGACGTTCATACTAATGAACGCGTCTTGGAGTTTGCTCACGACATTATCCATTCTGCGCAACTGCAAAATAAGGACATTAAGGTGTCCATTGATTTTGATACGGCAATTAATTCAGGTCAAACACTTATTGCTGCCAAAGCAAAAATCGATTCTGATTTTGGTACTATAATGGTATTCCCTAATTTTGGAAAAAAGACTTCTTGCGCCTACATTCTGAACAGAGGTATGGTTAACCGTATGCTCAAGGAGGGTTTTTCCGAAGAGTTTATCCAACGGAATGGTGGCATTTACAGTGATGAATTTGAATTCACTCAGAAGAATGTAAAAATGCTTGGGTACTATCTCACACATAAAATCAATCATGATAACCAAAAAAGTTAAACTAATCAGCCACTCCAAGATGGCAGATGGAATGAAACCCATCGGAATTGAAAATTTCAGTATGGATCTTCAGGATCTTATTGCATTTTGTGCAAGAGTATCAAATCCAAAGAACCAGTTTAATACCGAAACTTCCGACAAACTCATTCGGTATCTTATTCGCAACAAGCATTGGTCTCCTTTGGAGATGGTGTCTGCCTGCGTCGAAGTCAATACGACCCGAGATATTGCCCGCCAGATTCTCCGCCATCGCTCATTCTCCTTCCAGGAGTTTAGCCAACGCTATGCCGACCCCGTGAAGGAGTTGGACTTCGTAACGCGTGAAGCACGTCTCCAGGATGATAAGAACCGTCAGAATTCCTTGGATACCGCAGATGATGCCACAAAATTGTGGTGGGAAATCAAACAGCAAGAAGTAATTGATTTAGCATCAACAACTTATAAAGCTGCACTGGAACGTGGTATCGCTAAAGAGCAAGCTCGTTCTATTCTACCAGAAGGTAACACGGTCTCCCGTCTTTACATCTCCGGAACGCTCCGTAGCTTCATCCATTACATTGAGGTACGTTCGGGCAATGGTACTCAGAAGGAGCACATGGAAGTGGCTCAGAATATGGCTGTCGCTTTGGCTCCCATCTTTCCGATGATTACCGAATTTTCCGTAAATACTTAAAGATCAATCACTTAGTTTTTACGCAATCAATTTCAGCATTTTATTATTTACTTTGAACCATTTTTGTTTATTGTTATTGGTATCGATTGAGAAACAACAAACACTCATCAAATAACAATAAACACAAAACGCAATATATGAATACGAATAACACCGCTAGTTCCAATACTACCGCTACCACCAACACTCCTCGCCGCGGAGTCAAGAAGCCGGAGGCTATGTCTTTGGTCACGAAGTTTAACTTTCCAGCCACGCCGTTCACCCTTAAGGAAGCCGTTAATGCTATTGGTATCAACCACTGGTACGTCTCGGAGTACGTAAAGAAAAACGCCACCGTTGTCGGTGATGCGCCTAAGGCCAAGGGTTCCCGTGGTCCGGCTGCCAAGTTGTATCAGATCAGCAAGTAATTGCTTCGAGATTTTTGTTCATTAAATCGGCTGGCTACTAAGCAATTGGTAGCCAGTCATTTAGTTTATATTGGTTATCAACGACTTATGAAAGTTCAAAGTATTTTGTCGGGTTATTACTAATCAACAACTTAGGACAATCTATTTGATTTACTTTTAGTCGGAATGTTGTAGGATTGTACCATAATGAATAACACACCTATCAAAAAGCTTACTTTGAAATGCACCGTGACCGGCGAGCTGGTTACCTACCGCGGCTGGGATTACATCTCCATGCGTATCGAAAAGGCTGGTTCGCTAGAGCTGCTTGAAAAGACCTTCAGGTCTAAAAAAGGCAAACGCATAGGTTCTGCTAGCGCATCGACTAAGCCGGTGAAGGTGAAACAGACGAAGGAGCAGTCGGTTGCTTCCTTTAACAAGCCAAAAGGTGAATCTAGCCCGGCGGCGCTAACGACCAGCTATGAAGCCTGTCTCGTCGATGGAAAGTACATCCTTTCTAAAAACGGTGAGGAATACGCTCAGATTGTCACTAAACCTTGAAGTATTTTTAACCCCTATTGATCATCAATCACTTAGGCAAATCGTTTTGATTTACTTTTACCCAGAATTTAGTACTATTATCTTATGAAATTAACCAAGAAACTTCCAAACGGAAAATTCCAAGTCAACAAAGCTGCGGTTATCGCTAAGCTCCGCAAATCCCTCAAGGCTAAGCATGAGGCTCTCGCCCTTGGAGTTATCCAGGTCGGTGATCGTGAACGCGATTCGGTCATCTCTGAGATGACAAAGTACAATGTCGACAACTTTATCAACACCAACGAGGAATAAGATTTTATGAAAATTACTCCCTTGCAAAAGAAAATTGCAGATTTAAAGGTTCTAAAACAAAAAGTTAATAAACTAGTTCCCAAAATAGATGGTAAGAAATTCAAAAAAATACAAATTTTAGAATGTATTGTCGTACCTTACTATAAGGGTTCGCAATTCGCTGATCTGCTTGACCCTGAACAGTACGATGAGACATATCTTGTTGAAAAAATGATTCGCCGGTATAACCCGAATTTAAAAAAAACTAATGGTAAGCATTCGGATGACATTTGCAAGGTGACACGAACAAAGAGCGATACTAAAACGTCAAGTTTTAGTAAGAATCATATGAAAGGGTTCCCAAATTCGCATCAAGGTCACATTACAGGTGTTCGTTCACGTTCCGGAAAATTAAAAGACGGTGCTCTTCGTGTTGTAATAACCGATCCATTTTCCTTGACACCTCATTATTTCTACCTTCCAAAAAAAGTTTGGCGAAAGTGGAAGATTCAGGGTGGCGGAAAAAATAGTAGTGGTCAGCAGCCCGAGGGTTCAATTTCATACACATACAATCGCAAAACTGGCCTTATTCGTAAATTGGAACCATACCGCGTCAACTCTTTCATGGAATTGGCTAATAAAACAGATTAATACCCTATAAGGCACCTTCTATGAAAATTAAACAAACACGCGAATTCTATCCTTCCCATCGCACGGGTACTCTCACTAACGTCTCGATCGACGAAGTGAACAAAATACTCGGATTTTCCGCTACCGAGTCGCTCGATGCTGGAGACGGTAAGGTGACGGTCGAATGGCGGTTTAAAGCGACAGTTCCTTGCGACATTCCAATGGCGGGTCCTCGTGATATGCCGTGCGCTATCTGGGACTATAAGGGTAGTCTTTCGTTTAATCAATTGAGCGTCTGGATGCCACCCGAAGTTGGCACGCGCCTTTTCGGAGCAAATTACACAAGCGAAACTCAATACTAAAATGATTACCGCAACTGAAACTTATAGCCACGTGGGCTGGTCGTACCAACCATGGATCTGCCATGACGATGGTGACTGCACTAAACTCTGGCACGATTTCGTTCATGAAAACGGTACTACCGTCTTTTGTGACTTTTCCCCATACGAGAAGATGACTCCCGAGGATATTCGTATCTGGATCGATCTTTGCATGCCCGATCGAATTGGTTGTAGTCCGCTCGACTCGCAAAGTCTGTTTGGCCTTTGGCGTAAAGAACACGGAATATGAGACTCCCCCTCTGCATCCTACTCCTTATTGGTTCGCTACGGGCCAACGACTGTGTACCGCTCACCTATCAGACTCTTTCGGGCCTTATGGATGCACCGGTATCCTATAAGGAATGGGTGCAGAAATTAGTTCCGGATAGGCGAACGGCTCCCACATTCTTTGCTTCGATAGAAGCATGGAACAAACGGATGCCAACTGCCAAACTCCAGTGCATCTATGTGGTCTCAAAGGGGCTCGATGTCATTGACTGCAATGTGGACTTCGGTATGCCTTATTTCTGGATCGGTCTAATACCCGACGAGCTTGCTGCAAGAGTACCCGGAAATGTGAATAGGGATATGGTTCATGCCGCCATCGTCATAGTCACCTCGGAGGAGGACTACATCATATTCCATACAGTGGACCAAGGGGTCTATCACACCGAACGCATTACCGCCAAGGAATTCTTTAGTCGAACGTATGCCGTATTCCGCGTCAATTCCAAGTCTCCCATCAACTGGAAACCATTACCATGAATGAAATCATCGTCTCCGGCGGTACCAAGCTACAAAAGAAGCTGGTCAAAGAAGCCGCCAACAATTACCTCAAGGACCTCATCCCAGCGTACTCAGTCATGCTACTGATCAAACTGCGTAAGGGTCTCTTTAAGAAGGATGGGCTGAAAGCAGATTGTATCTGGGAGGATGACAGGGATAAGCCGCGAGAATTCAATATCACAATTGATTCCAGCATGAAAATGCACGGCGTCCTACGGGCACTGGCTCACGAGTGCGTCCACGTCAAACAGTTTGTGAAACGAGAAATGTGCGATACCGACAATTGCTTTATCGTTAAGTGGAAGGGAAAAGAATACCACGTCAATGTCGGTAGTTATTGGGAACTACCGTGGGAAATTGATGCGTATGGGCGCGAGGTGGGTCTCTACGAAATGTTTGTGACCGACAAGCGGTACAACAAGAAACCGTGGTACTCTAAGGACCCAGACTATTGACCTATAAATATAGGTACTATGGCTAAAGACCTAAAAATTACCGGAAAAGATATAGCTGAAATCCTTAAAAAGAAAAAATTTAAAGTTAAGGACGTAACCAGTACAAAAATAACCGTAATGGTAAACGGTGATAGAATTGCAAAATTAGAAGATATTGCAACGACACTTTCTAATTTAGGAGCAAAAGTAAATAAAAATCTAAGTGGCTCATCGATTGGTGGTGTGATAGTCGGAGATGTAAAAATCTACGTTAAAGCCGACGGTAGAACAGGCGGGCTTGATGTCGAACTGGATGCAATTAATAAATTAACCACTGCTGTATTGAACGCCGTTACGGCGAATGGCGGTCCAATCACTGTTAAATTAAAAAACAGAATTGTTAAAGGAGTCTGTAAGGTCGCTAAAACAAATGGAACACCAAAAAGTGATTTCCATTTAGCTGACTCAAATGGTAGACCTCTTGTGCATATTTCACATAAAAAAGGTTCGACCCCAAGAGACTTTCAACAATGGGGCGGAGTTACGGAAGACAGAATTGCTGCTCATCCAGAGGTTAAACAATTTGCTGTAAAATGCAAGGCATTATACGGTGAACAAATGCCTAACGGTGAATCCGCGTATATGCCGATAAAAGATAAAAATCTAAAAATGATGTCGGTATTCGGCGTCAATTATGATACGGGCGGTATTAATGAAAATAAAGTAGATGTTTTATTACAAGGCGACCCGGGTCTTGAACAATTATCCAATGGTGTTTTTAGATTAACTGCAACCGGACATGTTCATTATCATGGCGATATACCGTCTGGCGGATTTGATCCTGTACTTGCAATGATTTATAAAGGCGATAGAAGCCAATTTGATATTAAAGGAGCCAGAGTTTCGATTTACCCCTCTGGCGGCAGAACATTTAAAACTCAGCTTTAACCAATACCCATTCCCTTACGGACATCGTGGTACATGGCGTCCTTATGATCAGCCGACATTTTTGAGGGTGCTCCTGCATGGAAGGCTTTCTTGTTACCCTCGGCAGCATGAGCGCGCATCTTGCTTGCTGAAATACCACTCACACCTTCTGCATCCGGATCACGTTGTCCGGCAGAATGTACAGTAATGGATTTAAAATTGTAACCCTTGTGTCCACCAGCCGATGGCTTTCCATTGTACTTGTGGAGTAAACCGTGCATCTCCTTGGCGCGGTCGGAACCGACAATCACGTGTAGATGCTTTACACCTTTGTCGGATAGATGAGCCGCGTGATGCAGAATCGTTGGGCTTTCCTTACTGGAAGCAACAACATTAGTACCCGGGAAAGCGTGCTTGGCGTGCTTTACTTTCTGTGCGCCTGTGAGCGGATTCTTCTTTGCGTCCTGCGAGTGAGACACCACAACGGTGTGTCCGGCATTATGCTTCTTTGCAATTTCGTGGACCTTATTCACCACAGTCTCGTGTCCGTTGGTAATAGGATTCATACGACCGAATGCCAATACATGGTGCGAATCGGCTGCTGCGGCTTCAGTGACAAATTGTTTGAATGATAGCATAATTATTGTGCTCCGTGATACGCCTTAATACTTCCGTTGTGCTGCACGTGCCATGCGTGAATTTTTGTATTAGGATGCTTTTTACCCAAAGCTAAAGAGTGATCTAAATTCTTAGTGTCGTCGTCGTACACATGCACACTCTTAAATTTATGTTGAGCGATATGATGGTCGATTACACGTGCTTTCCTTTCTGCAACGCTACCTGGAGTCTTGTCATTACCTGCTCGGTTTACGTGAATATCATGAATCGGTAGACCGTGCTTTTTAAATTTAGCAAGGTACTTTTCCTTATCATTCATATCGCCTCTGGCGGTATTGATAATGATCTTATGCTGCGGAGAGTTCCTAATGTTATTATGAATCGCCTTTACCTTGGCCAACATCTTATGGATGGGATGCGATTCATCATGAAACTTTTTAGAATCTTGAAATTCGCTATAATCGTAGTGGTGACCAGGAGACAATTTATGAGTATTGTATTCCGAATTGCTTAGGGATGTAACGTGCTTATTTCCGTGCATCACGTGCACCTTTGCATTTGTCTTGAATAGAGTTTCGTCCACATCAAATGAATGAAGTGTTCCGTGTTCACCTGCTTCGGCTAAAAACTCAAGGAATGATTTCATCCTCTTACTTTGGCAAAGTTTGCTTTTGCAAATTCGGCACGATTCACCAGTTTGGTCGGATGAGTCTTACCCTTGAATTTGTGATTCACGACAAAACCTTCGGGCTTCGACTTGGCACCATCGATATGATGCTCCAGACCGCCTTCATGGGTCTCAAGGTTCTTTACAAGGGTATTCTTTGCGGCAGCCAGATGACTGTGCATTGAAAGAAGATTATTGTAGTGTCCAGCGTGTTTCGACACGTGGGAGACATGTTCGGCGCCGGTTGCGTGGTGTCTTGCAACTGCAGCCGGAGTCTTTACCTTTGATGCCAGTTTGGCATGATGACCCATAAGATGCTTTTGGAAGCCCTGTGCATTTGGCGTCTCGCCGGTACGGACGGTCTGATTAATGTACGTTGAAAGATGTCCTGCCTCGCCCTGGTGCCGCGCGGTTGCTTTGTACATTGAGGCGCCGTGCTTGTCGTGAATTGCCTTGGCTGCTCCCATATGTTTATGGAACGCACTTTGATCCGATTTACCGTATTCAACTTTACTTGTATCGTGTTCGGCAGTCTTGAGATGAACGTCGGGATGCTGTTTAAAATTGTGGGTGTCGGGATGCGGGCTCACCGACATATGCTCGACGCCCGGCTTATTCGGATGCGGATGATACTGTTGGTGCACTACGATACCGACATGAGATTTCTTTACCTTTTTTTCTTCATCTCCGCGTGCCGTGTAGGTAATAGTGTTGGGAGTGAATGAGACTGCTTCATGCAGTTTATGATCTTCACGGGTGTGCATGAGGTCGCCTTGATAGACGCCTTGTTTTGGAGCAACCTTTGGAAGATGCTTCAGAGCATGTTTCAACTTACCGACCAAGCCCGGAGCATGACCATGATGCTTTTCAATGTCGGAATCAGAATAGTTTAATTTTGGATTCTTATTGAAAGCCGACTTGGTCGCAACAAAGAATTTCTTGGTGACTGGATGATGTCCGAAGACCAATGACGGAGAACCGTCATACTTCATGGTAAGGTCGGAACTATGTTTCTTCGCCTTCATATGCTCGTGCGCATGCATGAGAGCCGCGTGTGCATGTTCAAATCCCTGTGAGCCGTGCATTAACGGTCGGTCTTCCGGATGATGAATATGAGTCAGCTGATTGGGATTCGTTGCTTCCGACAACATATCGATGTACGTATCGGCAACAGATTGGAGTGAAAGTAGTTCAAACATGGATGTTCTATTTATAATAAATAACCATTTATGAAACTTACTCTCGTGACTCCCACATGCAACCGTCAAGAAGCATTTAAACTCTGTGAAAGATTTATGGCTCGACAGACGGTGCCTTACCATCAATGGATTGTCTTGGACGATAGCACAATGCCCGTCAATTGCACACTCGGTCAGCAGCATATCCATACGCCCGAGACCAAGGGAAAACAGAGTTTGGTGTTAAAGTTAAGGAATCTATTTGAGCATCAGGAAATGATTACGGGAGATGCCGTGGTCATTATCGAGGACGATGACTGGTATTCCAAGGACTATCTTGAAAAAACAATAGGCTGGTTTAATTCGGGCACCTACGATCTAGTCGGAGAGGGTCGCGCTCTTTATTACAATGTGCTTAAAAGAACGTGGTCGATCCATAGCAATATGACCCATTGCAGTCTCTGTCAGAGCTCGTTTAATCGCAATCTATTCCACGAGATGCCCAATATCTTAAAAGATACGTGCCCATTTGTTGATGTTCGCCTCTGGAACATAAAGAAGGCAAGTAAAAAGATCCATGAACCCAAAGATTTCGAGAGAACTCTTATCGGAATCAAAGGTATGTATGGAGTCAGTGGTGGTTACGGTAACGGACACAATCGTATCGACGGTACCCGAGACCCAGCACTTGAATTCCTCAGAAAGAATATCGGAGCCGAAGAAACCGAATTGTACCGCGGCTTTTACGAAAACAAATAACCCCGAGATTGCTCCCGGGGTCAATGTTGTTAAGATTTACCTAAACGATTAGTACTGTTTTGGAGCTGGTGTCGAAGGAGCAATAATGTCGGAGGTGCCTTTTACGACGCCGCCAATAAGATCGAGACCGCCGCCAACAACTCTACCCGCGCCAGAAACAACTTTGCCGGTGGCTTCAGAAGCGACTCCAAGAGTCTTGGAAGCATCCGACGCGCCATTGCCGACGATATTGCCTACGCCGCCGATAGCAGCAGAACCAATACCCTTTGTGGATTGGTACGCCGAATCAACAGTTCCGCAACCGGTGAGGAGAGCAGTAATAACTGCAAGGATAAGAAGTGTAGTGTATTTCATGCAGGTATATTTATAAAACCGAAAGCATTGACAATGTATAAATAGTATTCTACATAAACGGGTAACAGTAATTCCATTGTTACCTATGGGAAACTCGAAACTATCATGTTAAGCTTTAAAGACTTTACTCCAGTACAGTATACCGGCGGCGAATCAGAACAGCAGGACCTTAACGCAATGAAGCGTAAGCGCCGTCCTATGGATGAAGAGAATGATGCTCTTGATACCCGTAGACAGGCCGACATCAAGAAAGATCACGAGAACCTAAAGAGCAAATCCACCGATGAAGTCCATAAGATTCATCAGGGAACACTAGGTAGGGTTCATTCAAAATACACTCCAGCTGAGGTTGGTGGTAAAAGAGCAATGATCGGTGATATTCTTCGCTACCGCCACGGCGATAGACATGTTGCAAAACACTTTGGTCTCGAAGAAGAAACGGATAACGTAAGTGTTGGAAGAAGCCGCGAGCTAGCGATTATTAAAACTCTCCACGGTTTAGCGGATAAGGATCGTGAAAAAAAGCGGAACCGTCTGAAAAAGAAGCCTTCTAAGTAATAATGAAGTCCTTTATACAATTTGTAAGTGAGTCGGTGACAAAGGAAGTTGTTTTTACCTTTGGCAAATTTAATCCGCCCACGATCGAGAGTGAAGACCTCATTGAGAATGTAGCAAAGATTGCGAACGGTAAAACATATCGCATCTATACTTCTCATGTCGATGACCAAAAGAACAATCCGCTCAAGCTTGAAGAAAAGGTGAAGTGGATGCGCAAAATGTCTCCGAAATATGCTCGGAACATTATGAGCGATGATGTTGATGGTCCTCTTGCCATCTGCACAAAACTGTTTGAACAAGGATTTACTGGTGCCACCATGGTTGCTCCTGCCGACAGAGTGGTTGAGTACCAAGCACTCCTCGATAGCTATAATGGTTTTGCATTTACCTTTAAAGGTGGCGTCAAGGTTGTTGCGGCAACAGAATGCAACAATATCCTTTCGGAATCAAAATTACGTGCTGCTGCGATTGCAAATGACCTTGAGACCTTTTCAAAGGGGCTTCCAGCCGACTTTGCGGAATGCGAAGATTATTTTAATGCCGTCCGTAATGGGCTTGGCCTCAAGGAATCACGCAACTTCCGTAAACACATCCAGCTGGAATCCGTTGGCGACCGTAGAGAAGCATATGTGTCTGGAGAACTCTTTGAAATTGGCGACGATGTTGTCATTAAGGAATCCGAAGAGGTTGGCAAGATTACTCACTGTGGATCCAATTATCTTATTGTCGAACTCACGGATGGCAAGAAGGTCCGTAAATGGCTGAATGCCGTGGAGCTTGTCGAGAAAAAGGTCATCATTCAGGAAGACCAGAAATTAGAAGAAAAAGCATTTCCAATCTATCAACCAAAAATTAGAATACCATCGAGTCAAGGTATTCCATTAAGCAAATTCCGTAAACAATCATGAAAAGCATCAAACAAATCCGCGAATCTAACTTAGAAGAAGCCTCAAAGAAAAAGAGCTCAGACATGGCACGCGTCAATGCAGGTGCAATGTCCAAATCAGAATTTGATTCTAAATGGAAGAAGCCAGCCAAGAAAAAGAGTTTAGCTGGTCCGGGTGGGCTCTACAAGAATCTTGTAAAAGAAGGTTCAGCCGAAGATATGGCCAAGCATCACGCAGCAGCTCAAGCAGCAAAGGCTGCCGGTGACAATGATGCGTTCCATAAACACATGGATGCTAAGTTTGAAGTTGCCAAAAACCGGGATGCAGAAAATGCAAAGAAGCCCGTCACTCGTATGGAAGAGGACCTTGAAAATGCGTGCTGGAAGGGTTATGAAGCAATCGGAATGAAGATGAAGAATGGCAGAAAGGTTCCAAACTGCGTACCAAAAGAAGGTGTTAAAGAAGGCACCGAGGAAAGTCTTGATGAATCGGCACACGGAGTCAAGGCTGCTAAGTTCTCTCAGAAAGCCAAACTGAACCCGTCAATCTCAACGCACGTCCGCGCTTCCGATGCACACGCAAAAGCTGCATCGGCGTATGAAAAGAAGATTGCGGCCCATATTAAATCGGGTGGTGAAGCAAGCGAATTGAAGCCACTTGAGGCTATGGCAAAAAGCCATAATCGTTCGTCAACACTTCACAAGTTTATGGCACATCGCCTTGTGAAACAGGGGCTCAAGGAAGCCGTGGAAATGGCAGCCGAAGCAGCCGATGAGAAACTAAACCTTAAAATCACAAAACATTCACAGATGGCAGTGAATGCCGGTAAACGTGGTGATACTGCTGCTCAGAAATTCCATTTAGATATGGTAAGCAAGCTGAAGGCTGGCGAAGGTTCAGTAAATGAGGAAGCCGAGCATGACGACGATCAAGAGGAAATCATTATGGCCAAGGGACAGCTCCTTAAGATTGCCGATATGGCCAAGGACCTTGCCGATTCAATGGATGATGAGGATGAACTGGAAGCCTGGATCCAAGCAAAAATTACAAGTGCGCGTGATCAAATGGATGACGTTCATTCATATGTTGAGTACACTCAGGACCTCTACGACGACCAACCGGAAGCAGAGAAGGAATATGCCACCGAGCAGGTAAATGAGGATGTTGCTTCTAATAACGATGCAAAGGAACTTGCCCATATGCAGATGCTTGTCCGTCTTGGTCTCCTTGACCGCCTTAAACTAAATACTGTTACACGTGCGATTAAGAAACTGGATAACAAAATTCCGGTTACAACAACTGCTGAAAAAGACGTTCTCTTTGAATTGCTCCAGAACCTTATTGGAGCCATTAGTTCAGATGAAAGCATCTTCAGAAAAGTCAAATATAACGTTGCCAATAAATCATAATGACTAAAACAGTAGAAACCCAACAACGACTTGATCGGATTGAGTCGAAGATCGACAAGCTTGCCGAGGCAATTATTTCATTGGCCCGTGCCGAAGAAAAACTGATTCAACTCGAAAATGACAAGAAGTTCCTTATGGAGAAAATGCTCAAATTTGAGGAACGCCTACTCCAGGTAGAAAGAAACACCAGCGAGACGGCATCAGGTCTATCCTTTATTAACCGATTCTTCTGGATCGGAATGTCGGCAATCGGTGCAACCGTCATCGGTATGTGGTTTGCTCGCAAATAAAATATAAATATAGTTTCCCATGGCTCAACTTCCAAACACCATTTTATCCGTCGCAGAATCCTACAAACAGATGATTGTTCTTGATGAACAATTTGATACCATTGAGGAAATGGTAATGGACCTTGCCGAAAAGAACAACGTAGATCCTGAAGTCATCTGGGAAGATTTTGAATCGGTAGATGATACCGAACTCTTCGAGGCTGCAATCGACGCCAAAGGCCATAAAAGTTCTACTGGTGGTCTCACTCAAAAAGGTCGTGACGCATACAATAGAGAGACTGGCAGCAATCTAAAGGCGCCCGTCACAACAAAGCCGAGCAAGCTAAAACCGGGTAGCAAAGCTGCAGGTCGCCGTAAGAGTTTTTGCGCCAGAATGAGCGGCGTCAAAGGTCCCATGAAGGATAAAAAAGGTAGACCCACACGTAAGGCTCTTGCCCTACGCAAATGGAATTGCTAATAGACTCTCCAACAATCAATAGTTAAAAATATGTCAACAATCACTCAGATTATCGCCGATGCCTATCGCAAGATGGTAAATCCTCCACAAGCAGTTGCCCGTCCAAAGTGGGTACCAGCTTCCATTACCGAAGAAAGTGTACCAGCATTTGTTCAAGCCGTAACCGAAGCCCGTAAGGCCAATAAGTCCATTGTTAAATTTGATGGTAAGAGATACGGTATCACTGTTAAAGAAGAAACCAATAAAGAAGACGACAACAAGTCCAAAAAGATTCAGGACATGGATACAGAAAATGCATTAAAGCAAGCATCCGATGAGGTTCCTTCCGAAGTCAAGGAAGAGGATGCAGAAGAGATCAAGATGGACAATCACGATGAAAAAGAAAAGGATGCAGAAGAAATGCAGAGAATTTCTGCTTCCGAAGCACCAGGCGACAAACGTGCAGAAATGGCCGAAAAGCTTGTCGGAAATCAACACAAGCTTGATGTGAATAAGAACGGTAAAATTGATGGTGAAGACCTCAAGAAACTTCGCGGCGAAGAAAAGGAAGAAGATTCCGAAGAAGAACATCCAGAACCCGATGCAGACAACATGGGTGGTCCAAGCGACCATGACGCCGATAACAAGGGCGAAGATGAAAACGAAGATGAGAAGCCAAAAATGACGGGTGAACAAACCATTGCTTCCGTTGCTGCAACATACGCTGCAATGGTCAATGAGAATGAATCTATTAATGAAGCTGCCAACACACATTCCATTTGGCACCTTCATGGCCGTCATGCTGATGCTGCTTCTGGTGGTTATATGGCCGATGACGACCGTGCACACAGTAAAAAGAAAGCTATTGAAAAGCACGTTGAAAAGAAACACGGAGCCGAACATAAAGCTGATATGATGGCTCATAGCAGACTTCATAATGCAGTGTCTTATGCACAAAACCCTTCACGCAAGGTAATCGATAATAAACTTTCTAAGATGCGTTCTCTTCGAAATAAACACGGTATTCCTCATCATGGATTTCCGCAAGATTCGCATGATATGAATCACTGGCATAGTTTTAATGAATCCACTAATTTTTCAGATACCGAAATGGTTAATGAAAATGTTGCAGGAGATCCTCATGCACATAACCTCACGAACAAAGCAAATGAGTTAACCGCCCTGGCTCATTCGTCCGGGTCGGACACGCATCATGAGGATGCTCAGCATGCTCACCATCTAGCAGCAGAACACTACCGCGTGTACGCTCACCAACACCACGATCCGATGGTTCGAGGCGCAGCTAATATCCATCATGAATTCCATCGGAGTATGTACAACCATCATATGCTTCATCTTGTTTCGGCGGATCAAGACAGAGAGGCAAGCGATGCAGCAGCAAAACACTACGGAAAGAAATCAGTTGAGGAAGGTACCGCGGCTGATGCAGAAGCGGGTCCGGAAGTCATGGATCCTGCAACACAGAAGATGAAAGATGATGCTGATGATGAAACCGAAATTAAAGATGGAGTTCCAGGCGCAGCTCAGGACGGCGGCGATAAGGTAACCCCGGCCGATAAACCAGCTCCAGCCAATTCATCTGCTGCTCTTCCAAAGGTTCCAGTTATTACTGCTCCCGTAACCACAAAATAAAAGATATGAAAAACGTGATTGAATCAATTAAAGATTGTTGGAAAGGTATTACTAATCTTTTCAAGGATGAACCAGCATCCTATTATTACAAGCTGGATGAAAAGAATGAACCGGTGAAAGTTTGCACCCCAGGGGATTCAGATTGCCCTAACAAATGTGGGTGCAAACAGACATCGGATTTTACATACGACGAAGAATTCAAGTGTGACGATGCTCCAGTAGTTCTTGACGAAGCGTTGGATCCAGTACCCGAAGCTCCAGCACCCAGTGTCAAATCTGTATCAAAAGCCGACCTCACAAAAATGTCCAAACTTGAACTTCAGGTTATGGCACAAAATGCAGGAGTCATTCTAACAGGTAAGGAAAAGAAATCTCAGTTGGTCTCAAAACTGGCAAAACATCTTGATCTTTAAAACACGCCTTTTATCGTGATAAATAACCACGATGAAAGTATTTGAAGAACTAAATGAAGAGAATTTTTTGTTGTTCGCGGCAAAGAATTATGACAACCCACAATGTCTCGACGTTGATGAGTTTTATGATGACCTATCAAGGTTCAAGTATATCAAGAGACTGTTGAGAAAATATCAGCAGTCGGGTATCGTTCAGGAAAGACTCGTTCTCAACCACATCATTGTTCTCTATAATGTCTTCGGAATCGAAGCCGCAAACCGGATGATCTTTTACAAGATCGAAAAGGAGTTATGGCCCGTTCTAAAGACATTTCTTGTTTATCTCAACTATCTTCCTGAAGCGGATAAGGTAGAAATACCAATGGACGATTATGTAATTTCAATCCTCAGAAAAATCTAACATGGAAACAAAACTTCTACAATCACTAGTTCAACAGTACAACGAAATCGCCGAGGGTTACAACCTTGATAAGAACAATCGCGTTGAACACGATGCCGCATCTGCCGAGTTTGCAAAGCACTATGTTGCCGGACATAAGGGTGATCATTCCACTTCGGCTCCGACTCCGAAACATGAAAAGGACGCCGAACACTTTCATTCAACATATAGCGTAAATCATGTGCGCACTGGATTTGGTGGTTCTGGTACAAGTGTATACCAACATAAAACTACCGGCGATAAGTTTGAAGTAAATCGCACGGCGTCCGGTAAAGGTTTCCACGGAACGAACCACAACATTAAAAAGCTGTGAGCAACATTAAAGAAGACGAAGGCGGAGTTGCTGCAAATGTAACGGGAGATAGTTCCACCATGGCAATGCCACCGACATCGGGTGGGCTTATGCGCCGCAAATACAAAGCGTTCAATGTTGATTCAAAACTGTTCAATAAATTTGAAAAGGGTAAGGTTAAGTTTGAACACTGGTCAAAGTACCTTGATATGCAAAACGAAGGTCATACCAGCATTTATGAATACGCCAAGAAGAATCCCAACCATGTGATTGTTCTTCGTAATTCGGATAACGGAGCTCTGAGAGCAATCCGCCGCCGCTAAAAAGCAAAAATAGTTTGTGGTCCAAGGTGTGTTATGATATACATAACCTACCTTAAACGTATTTTGATGTTTACAAATAGGGGTAGGCAATATACTATTGTACCAACATTCAAATTAATTAACCCAACAACAAAACTTTAACGACTTATGATTTTTGAAGAACAAATCTCCCGGAAACCCGACTACTATCCTTGGACGCAGGACTACATTGAGGCAATGCAAAATGGTTTTTGGACCCATAGAGAATTCAATTTTCAAAGTGATATTCAGGATTACAGAGTCACCCTGACTCCTCAGGAACGTGAGATTATTGTTCGTGCCCTTTCTACCATCGGACAGCTTGAGATTTCAGTCAAGAAGTTCTGGGCCAAGGTGGGTGAAAATCTTCCGCATCCTACAATCACCGACCTCGGTTATGTAATGGCCAATTCCGAGGTTGTTCACGGTGATGCGTATGAACGCCTCCTGGATGTTTTAGGTATTGATGATTCGTTTGATCGTATTCTTCAAGAGGACATTATTCGCGGTCGTGTTACCTACCTTCGTAAGTACCTCCAGCCATTTACTCCCGACAAGAAAAAGCAGTTTGTTTATTCGCTGATTCTGTTCACACTGTTCGTTGAGAACATTGCTCTTTTTAGTCAATTCTACACTATTAGCTACTTTGGTCGTTTCCGCAATCTCCTTAAGGATACCAATAAGCAAGTGGAGTACACTTCCCGAGAGGAGAATCTCCATGCCATGATTGGTATCAAGCTCATCAATACCATCCGCGACGAACACCCCGAACTCTTTGATGCCGAACTGAAAGAGAAGATTATTTCCGAATCCCTCCTTGCCATTGAATACGAGTGCAAGATCATTGATTGGATTATGAATGGTTATAGCGTTGAAAGTCTCAACACACCCATTCTCCGCGAGTTCATTAAGAACCGTATGAATGAATCTCTTGTCCAGATTGGCTTTGAAAAGCTGTTTGATGTCAATAAGGAAATGGTCAAGAAGACACTTTGGTTTGATGAACAGATTCTCGGTAACAATATGACCGACTTCTTCCATTCACGTCCTATTGAATACTCCAAGAAGGGGCAGAGCTTCAATCAATCTGATCTATTTTAATTATGAGTTCCACGCAAGAAAAATACTATTGGCTAAACACGCACTCGCGTCAGTTCCTTGAAAGAGGATACCTGAAGGAAGGAATGACTCCGGAAAAGCGTATTCGTCAGATTGCCGACCGTGCAGAGAAACTGTTGGATATTGAAGGTTTTGCCGATAAGTTCGAGGACTATATGGCACGTGGATTCTATTCACTTTCCACTCCGGTATGGACCAACTATGGTAATGACCGCGGTCTTCCAGTCTCCTGCTTCAATTCCCATATTGGCGACAAGATGGAAGTCATCCTGAATAAGGCCGCAGAAGTTGGTATTATGTCGAAGCATGGCGGAGGTACCTCGGGTTACTTCGGAGACCTTCGTGCTCGCGGTACTCCCATCTCTGTCGGCGGTGAATCTTCGGGTCCCGTTCATTTCATGGAACTGTTTGATACCATTGCCGAAGTCATCTCACAGGGTTCCGCCCGTCGTGGTTCCTTTGCTGCGTATCTACCAATCGAGCATCCAGATGTGGCAGAATTCCTTCAGATTCGTTCGGACGGTCATGCCATTCAGAATATGTCAATTGGTATTACCATTACAGACAAGTGGATGGAGTCCATGATTGCCGGTGATAAGGATAAACGTGAGACATGGACGAATGTCATTAAGAAACGCTTTGAGACTGGTTATCCCTACATCTTCTTTACGGATACCGTCAATAAAGGAGCTCCTGCAATTTACAAAGAAAAGAAGCGCAAGATTAATTCAAGCAATCTTTGTTCCGAAATCTGTCTTTCATCCAATGAGGATGAGTCATTCGTCTGCGTCCTTTCCTCTCTGAATCTCCTACATTGGGAAGAAATTAAGGAGACCGATGCCGTTGAGACAATGATCTACTTCCTTGATTCCGTGAACCAAGAGTTCGTGGACAAGACTGCAGACATGAAGTTTATGGAGGCTCCGCACCAGTTTGCAAAGAATCAACGCGCATTGGGTCTTGGTGTTCTTGGCTGGCACTCATTGCTCCAGTCCAAGTCCATCGGTTTTGAATCCATTGAAGCCAAACTGCTCAATACGGGCATCTGGCGCGTCATTCGTGAACGTGCCGATAAAGCCACTCTGGAGCTTGGTGCAAAGTTTGGTGAGCCGGAACTCTTGAAGGGTACCGGTCGCCGTAATGTCACCACCCTTGCTGTGGCTCCGACCACTTCATCCAGCTTCATTTTGGGTCAGGTTTCTCCGTCAATTGAGCCATTGAATTCTAATTACTTCGTAAAGAAATTGGCCAAGGGTTCCTTTACCTATAAGAATCCATATCTCAAGGACGTGCTCAAGAAGCACGATAGAAACGATGAGGATACATGGAAGTCAATCCTGACCCATGGTGGTTCGGTACTTCATCTGAAGTTCCTCACGAATGAGGAAAGAGAAGTCTTCAAGACATTCGGTGAGATTTCTCAAAAGGAAATTATTATCCAAGCCTCTGCTCGCCAGAAATACATTGATCAAGGTCAGTCCTTGAACCTTATGGTCCATCCAAAGACCTCTCCGAAGGAAGTAAATCAGCTTATGATCTACGCCTGGGAGAACAAGATTAAGACACTCTATTACCAACGTGGAACGCACCCGGCTCAGGAGCTTGGTCGTAACCTACTTAACTGCGCGTCCTGCGAAGCCTAATGCCTAAAGTACAAATTAATTGCTATTGCTGCGGTTGCACCTCCACCATTTCATTCATAGAGGAGATTATCGATCCTGATGTGGATGAAGGTGAGGAGGATACTTCGGTAGAGAACTATCCCGAGTATTGCCCAATGTGCGGCAATCATTGCAGCGAAGAAGGCGACATCGACGAGGAATGATAAATAAGCCATTATGTGGCTTCATCATGACTCTCCGTTTGAACCAATTGAATTAGACCCAAAAAAAATTTACGGGTTCGTCTATTTAATAGAGAACCTCGTGAATGGTCGTAAGTACGTCGGAAAGAAACTCTTTTTCTTTAAGGGCTTTAAAACGGTCAAGAAGAAAAAGAAGCGCATCCTTGTTGAGTCGGACTGGAAGACCTATTATGGTTCCAGCAATGCACTTCAAAAGGATTTAGATGAAATAGGCAAAATAAATTTCCGTAGGATTATTCTGCACCTATGCACCAGCAAGAGCGAGTGTTCCTATTTAGAAATGAAGGAACAGGTGGAAAGAAATGCCATTCTCTCCGACGAGTACTACAATGACCAGATTCGTGTAAGAGTGACTCGTGTTCAACTCACAAAGTACCGTAAGTCCTTATTGGTTAATACAGTTGAATAGAGATTCATTATAACGGTTACAGGTTAAATGTAAACCATCAAATAGATGAATTTTATGGTTTACAAGGAGCCGTAATATGGTATGATTGATTCATAATGATACTCATCGACTATTCCGGCATTGCCATTTCCAACATCTTTGCACAAAAAGTTACCGTCTCCGAGGATATGGTACGCCACATGATCCTAAACTCTTTGCGGATGTACAACCTTAAATACCGCAAGGAATACGGTACAATGGTTCTTGCGTGTGACGGTGGTTCATGGCGCAAGGAAATCTTTCCGCAATACAAAGCCAGCCGTAAGACCAGCCGTGACGCCAGTGGGCTTGATTGGAATGAATTCTTCCGCATCCTGAGTGTGGTTCGTGACGAGGTCAAGGAACACCTTCCCTACAAAGTGGTTCATATCCAGAATATCGAAGCCGATGACATCATTGGTACCTTAACCGAAAATCATTGGTACCTCGAGCGCGGGCCCGTCATGATCATTTCTGCCGACAAGGATTTTATTCAGCTCCAGCGGTACCCCAATGTTCGTCAATTCTCCCCTATGACGAAAGCCTTTGTGAAGGAAAACAAGCCTTTTAATTATCTTTACGAGCATATTATGCGTGGAGACAGTGGCGATGGTATTCCCAATGTCCTTTCTCCCGACAATACGTTTGTCGATAAGATTCGTCAGAAGCCTATTTCTACCAAGAAAATCGAGCAATGGATTGCTTCTTATGATAACCTTGATAAGGTAATGGACGAAGCGACCTACCGTAACTTCCAGCGTAACCAAGCTCTTATTGACCTAAACAAAGTACCTCGGGACAAGAAGGCGCTTATTATAAATACCTTTGAATCGGTGAAACCCAATTCAAACGTCCTAAACTATCTTATATCAAAACGATGCACTCAACTTATTGAATGTGCAGAGGAATTTAATTCACTATGAAACTAGAAATCTACGAAATCCTTGAAAAGGCTGCCGCTGCTCCAACGAGAGTGGAGAAAATTAATGTCCTCAAAAAGTATGACTCACTTGGTCTCAGGGATATTCTCCGTGCCGCCTATGATGATTTCATTGAATTTAATCTTCCTCCAGGAGTCCCCGAATACAAATCAAATGTATCAAAGGAAGGTCTCACTCCGACATCACTTCTCCGCCAGACCAAGATGATGACCTACTTTGTAAAGAAGGGTCAGGGAGACAAATTAATGCCGGTCAAGCGTGAACGTATATTTCTTCAAGTGCTTGAAGGTATCCATCCAAAGGATGCAGAGATTCTGCTTGCCGTAAAGGATAAGAAGTTTGCGGGCAAATACAAAGGTCTCACTAAGGCTTTGGTCCAAGAAGTTTGGCCAAAACTCATTGAGCTCTAACACTTTCTTGAAAGGCGCAATTGCGTCTTCTATATCATGTCGGGTAGTAAACAAACCAAAAAACACATGATCGCTTCACAACTGGAAAGACTCAAGCAAGATTATACTGATCTAGACTATTATATCCAGAGATTGCAAAAAGAAGGAAATACCCTATCCATTACCGGTATGCAAAAGAAGCAACAGTTTATCAAGGAAGTAATTGAATCTCTCCAATCAGAAGAGATTATGCAAGCGGCATAATTAATGGTTTACATTTGACCGTATCCGTATAGGATATACACTACATTATGAATATCTTTGTTTTAGACCGTGACCCTGTCATTGCGGCTCAGCTGCAATGCGATAAGCACGTCGTCAAAATGATTGTCGAATCGGCGCAGATGCTCTGCACTGCACATCGTTTGCTCGATGGTACAATGCGCGAGACCAAGAAATATGTTGCCGGTTCTCTTCCCGCTCGTTGGCGCAAGGGTAAGGAATGGCTGCTTCCGAATGCAGAAAAAGACGCCAAGTTCTACAAAGCCGTTCATATGCACCATCCGTGCACAATATGGACCATGGAAAGTATTGCCAACTACGAATGGCATCACCAGCACTTCGATGCTCTGTGCACCGAATACACTCATCGTTACGGCAAGGTCCACAATACGGAAAAACTGTTACTCGAAGACCTTATTGACCCACCAACTTCCATTCCCAGCGGTCCCATGACGCAGTTTAAACTTGCCATGAAATCCTTTCCTCAATGTATGCACCCCGATGATCCCGTGCGTTCATACCGTGAGTTCTATCAGACCAAGCAGGATCGGTTTAAAATGACCTGGTCAAACCGCAATGTTCCAGAATGGTTCATTGTTACCTAATATGCCAAACTACGACTATCACTGTAAAGAATGTGGACACGAGTTCACCCAAATGACTCCTATTGATGACCGCGATAAGCCCACGACCGCCGAATGCCCATCCTGCCATAAGATTGGTGCCGTGTCCCGCGGAGTCACCGCAGTGAAAGTGAGCTATTCTGGTTTTAAGGATATGTACAACCGTGCCGGAAATGGCTGGAAGGAAATACAACAGAGAATTAAGAAGGGTTCGGGTCGCAAGAATTCCATCAAAACAAAATAATCTCATGGCCAAACTGAAAAACAAACAGAAAAACAAACAACCGTCAACGGTAATTCCTTTGATTTCCTACAACAATCTAAGGGTTGTTGAACCGTTGACTCTGACTCAAAAGAAAGTGTTTGCTGCGTACAAGAAAAAGAATCATCTATGCCTTTCTGGTGCAGCGGGTACGGGTAAGACCTTTGTGGCAATGTACCTTGCACTTGAGGAGGTAATGAAGGGTGAATCTCCCTACGAGAAAATCATTATTGTTCGTTCGGTTGTTCCGACACGTGACATTGGTTTCCTTCCGGGCGACCGTTCCGAAAAGGAAGCAACATATCTTACACCCTACATTAGTATCCTTGCGGAACTGTTTGGTGATAAACTGGCATGGAATAAACTGGTGGCCAAGGGTACCGTGGAATTCCTCACAACCTCATTTATTCGTGGTATCACTCTGCGCAAGTCTATTGTGATTGTGGATGAAATGCAGAACCTCACATTCCATGAACTTGATTCGATCATTACTCGATTGGGTGAGGACTGCCGATTCATTATGTGCGGCGACTATTACCAATCCGACCTTGAGAAATCCAAGGACAAGAGCGGTATCGTCGACTTTATGAAAATCATTTCTCAGATGAAATACTTCCATCAGTCCGAGTTCGGCTGGCAGGACATCGTGCGATCCGGAATCGTACGAGACTATATCATGACAAAAGAACTCCTTCGCAAAGAAAAATAAGCAATATGTACAGCAAAGGCAAATCTGACGAATCGGACAAATTCGATCGTAATTTTCGTCGCCAGAACAAAAAGAAAAATGCTCGTCCTACTCATACGAATGAGGACGAAGAGGACTTCCGTTTGAGCGGTCCCATTGATGCCGAAGAGGTTTTCAAGAGCTACGAAGAATACGAAGATACTAAATGATTTTTACGCATAAACCCATTGATCTAGGATATAAAGACCTAGTATGTGAGACCCTAGAAACAGGGCGCACATACATGACGCCGAAAGGTACCAAGTACCCATCCGTCACTACGGTCCTTGGGATACTGAGTAAGAATGACATTCTTGCATGGCGCAAACGTGTCGGTGAAGAAGAAGCCAATCGTATCTCTCGTAGGGCTGCTGTTCGCGGTGAAGATGTCCATAAAATGGCAGAACGTTATCTCAATAATGAGACATTGGACCCAAAGAAATATATGCCGCATCTATGGCATACCTTTGGTACGATTAAACCCATCCTCGAGAAGAGAGTCAATAACATAGTACTTCAAGAGTGCCCTCTGTATTCCGATCATCTGGGTCTTGCAGGAAGAGTTGATCTTATTGCAGAGTTTGATAGTGTGCTGTCGATTATTGACATTAAAACATCCAAGAGAGTGAAGGAGAAGGAAGACATCCACAGTTACTTCATGCAGGAAACATCCTACGCAATTATGTTCGAGGAGCGCACTGGGATTCCTATTACCAACATTGTGACCATTATGGCCATTGATGAGAACGAACCACGGGTATTTAAGGAACACCGTGATAACTGGGTAAAACCTCTCCGCGAAACAATTGCAGAATACACTCGGATGAGAATCTTCGGACGGGTATAAATAAAACAATTATGATGAATGAACCTAAACTTGGTAATCCATTGCTCGATATGCTAAATGTTGAAAAGAAGCAAACCACTTCTTTTACTGATAAAGCCATTGCACATTTACATGAGTATTATCTTGTGGGTGAAATCGAAGAAGCCTCGAAATACACCGAATGGTTCAACCAGATGCGGCACTGTCCCGCGAACGACTTCATCAAGATTTACATCAACTCCTGCGGCGGCGACCTCTGGTCGGCAATTCAATTCATGCGTGTCATTCGTGAGTGTAAGGCTCCCGTAATGGTCTCCGTTGAAGGCGCCTGTATGTCGGCAGCCACAATTGTTTTTCTTATGGCAGATGAATTTGAAATCTCGGCTCACTCAATGTTTATGTTTCACAACTATTCCGGTGGGACAATCGGTAAGGGCGGAGAGATGATCGACCAGATTAAACACGAACGTAAGTGGTCGGAGAGTCTCCTTAATGAAATCTATTCCAATTTCTTGAATCCCGATGAAATTCAAGCAATTTTGGACAATAAGGATATTTGGATGGGTGGAGAGGAAGTGGTCAACCGTCTCAATAAACGGAAGAAAGCCCTTCAAAATAAGCGAAAAAAGACTGCAAAATAAGCACTATTTTTAGCTAATGTTGAGGGTCAATCACTTAGGTAATTCTAAGTGATTTACTTTTTGAAGGTTTGTTGTAGGATGGTAGCATGTTAAACAACCCAACCTTCAAAAAGTATGAATCAACTGTTACCGACATGGAACAGTTCGGCGTCACGAACATTGATGTTTGGTACGAAAGAGCCACGGAATACCGTGTCTCGGCTCAGGACCTTGTGATGTCCCTTCTCTCTGATGTTCAACATCTTATGGGTGACTCCGAAAACGAACTTCGGGTCCGTTACATGATCAACCGTGCTAAATGGGTGACCATGAACAAGTTGGACAACAAGTGATAATCAACAACTTAGGACAATCTAATTGATTTACTTTTAGCCAATTTAGTGTAGGATTACATCATAATGAAAAACACGACCAAACTTAACCTCACATTCCGTACCGTTACAATCGGCGAGCACTTTATTTCCAGCGGCGCCATCTTTAAGAAGAAGTCGACCAGAACCGCAGCACTTGTCAGCACTGGTAGAGTTTTCTATTTTGGTCAATATGATAGCTGCATTGTTGGATGGTAACATTACTAATCAACAACTTAGGACAATCTAATTGATTTACTTTTAGCCAATTTAGTGTAGGATTACATCATAATGAAACCTGAAAAACAAAGAATAGCCATTGCGGAAGCGTGTGGATGGAAGATGCACGATCACCCCGACTGCCTAGCCAAGAAAGAAGGCTGGGTTTCCCGTGCTTGGGAAACTTGGGTTATGAATCCTAGTGGGCTTTTAGTGTTCAAGCATGACATCCCCAACTACCTCAACGACCTCAATGCTATGCACAAGGCGGAGAATTTAGTTCTTAGAAGCGCGCAACAGCGCAGGGATTACGCTGATGCCCTAGACGATGGGAATGGCGGTCATTTCGCAACCTCCGCGCAACGCGCCGAGGCTTTTCTCCGCACGATTGGCAAATGGGAAGAAAGCTAATGAAACCAAAACAAAAAAACATTGACATTACTAATCAACAACTTAGGACAATCTAATTGATTTACTTTTAGCCAATTTAGTGTAGGATTATATCATAATGACCAACGACGAATTTCAAGAACTAGTGGATAAGCTTTTCAATAAGCACGCAAAGCGCCTCGGTGGGGATCATTGGTGTAAGGGCGATCTTGGATTGGATGAATACTTTGTCCTTGATTTCGCCAAGGAATTGAAGGAGATTCTCGAAAAGGAAAAGAAGTAACAAACAATCGAAAATCATAAATTCTACAAATGAAACACAACACCGATTTAAGAAATGCGGAATTTGAATTGACTTGGAACGAAACAAATCTTCGTTATCTGTTGACCGACGTAAACCCAAGCCAAGAAAAAATCGAAGCTACGAAAAAAAGAATTGACCAAGTGAAGGCAAAAATTCAAAGTTTGAAAAATGAAACCAAATCAAAAAAACATTGACATTGCAGAGTGGATCGAACTTGACTCAATGAAAAGAGACATCCGAAATGTGTTCGCTTCATTTCTCAAAACCGACGAAATTTCAGCCGACGACATAAATGCGATCCATAACATTTTGTTTAAAAAGAAAAAATAAGTCTCGACATTTATAAAAACTCTGCTACTTTCTTAAATATGAAAATCTCCGAATTAATTAACGAACTCAATGCTGTTAAGGCCAAACATGGAGACGTCGAAGCAGTAGTCTACAATTCTGAGTATGCTAACTATGATACAATTGCGCGTACCCATCCTGTTTATCCAGGTTATCCAGGTCTTAAAAAAGATGAAAACGCGCCCGCTTGGGGTGTTTGTTTTACCACTTACTAAAATGTCCAACGACAAAATCATTCAAAGTCTTATTCGGTCTGGTATCCTACCCGACCCTAACTTCGTCCCACGTGAGACCAAGGTCAACCGCTTTGGTATCATGATCTGGGACCACAAAACCGCTGGCCACTGCCAAGTGCTCAATGGTGAATCCTACTCTAACGCTCGCAAATACAATGTCCCACGAAAAGGCTTCTCTTCAGTTGTTAAATCAATTACAGGTTAATGTATTGACGCCCGTTGATGCAACCGCACGGACCACCTTGGTGCTTGACGGTTCGTACCAAGCCTATGCCTTCTTTACTGCGCGTGCGTGCATGCGTCATATGATGAATGGTAGGGCTCACGGTATTGACGCCAGTGGTAACACAATTCCATGGGACGGTCGTGAAGACAATGACGGCTATTCTTGGTCGAAGAACACCATAGAACTATTTTCTAATCAGCCCTGTTTACGTTCGGCTCCCGACCGTATCAGCGGTGAAGAAAAGCAATGGGCAATTCCGACCATCGTCGTCTGCACTACTCACTTCGGACATACTGTTCGTCGTGGTCAGCAAACCTCACTTCGGAGTCTTTACAGCATCTATAAGGGCACCTGTCAGTACTGCCTCAAAAAGATACCTTTCTGCGTTGCCACCAAGGATCACGTGCATCCCAAGTCGAAGGGTGGTACCAATGACGGGTTCAACCTTGTTCTTGCCTGCCGCGACTGTAATGCTGCCAAGGACAACATTTTTCCATACTTCGACATCAATGGCAAGGAAGTGGTTCCAAAGAACCGTATCCGAATCGGTGTTCAAATTCCCGAGGATATGGGTATCCGCGAGGAATGGAAGCCATATCTTTATCTACAATGAGTTCGTTAATTGACAATCTAGCCAAGCATCTTCCAAAGCCACCGCCGGCAGAATTTAAGGTTTCTTATCGTGCTCAATCGTATCCGTATTATAAAGATCTGGATCGTCCATACGATGTACGAAAGATTGCGATACCCCGGACCATGACGGGGTTGTTGTCACCGGCAATGAGCAATCCATATCTTGATAAACCTACGGAGCTAACTGTGGTATCGTCTGTAGTTACACCCAATGTGATCGTCGGGGCGGTGTGGCATGATGAGGAAGAAGGCGTCTTGAAGGTTTGGACGATCAATGGATGGCTTCAATTACTTTAAAAATAAGTGCTTTTGTTGTTTACTTTTGATGGAAATAGGGTATGATTGTCTTATAAATAAATCAACAAACACTTCAAATGCTTTCAGTACAGATTAAATCAAATACAGAACAATATCCACATAGCTGTGGCTTGTTCTGGTCCGTACGCGGAACAGGTTACAGGGGTTAAAAATAAGGTCGATCTAAAATCGAAATTATCTTTAACCTCTGGGCCATAAAGCTCAGAGGTTTTTTTATCACTTTCAATTTCACTGCCAGACTCCGGCTTTAAGGAGTCCAAACGACCGACAAAGGGTATCCAAACCAGCAAAGGCTGAGAGGGGTAAAATTAGTTCTTTTTTCAAATAAAAACAGACGAGCCCCGGACGTCTTTAAATAACAGCCGGGCAATTTTTCCTACCTGCACTGAATGTCGGGTTCATCCGTGAAAGCAGCAATGCTTCTAGGTGCATGGTGGGATGTTAGTTTGCCCTTGTAGCTCAATGGTAGAGCACTTGTTTTGTAAACAAGCGGTTGCGGGTTCAAATCCCATCGGGGGCTCCATTTTCAGTAAGTTCTTCCACAGAAGAACTCCAAACCTGTTGAGTCTGGGGAAGGTTACAACCCAATGTAACTACTGTTATTTTACGGAAGGGTGGCTGAGTGGTTTAAGGCGCTAGTCTTGAAAACTTGAGTCGCCTAAAAACGACCGTGGGTTCGAATCCCACCCCTTCCTCCAATTTAGGAAATATGGCCGAGTGGTTTAAGGCAAGACTTTGCTAAAGTCTCGGGTCCTCAAAAGCCCCGAAGGTTCGAATCCTTCTATTTCCGCCATTTTCGGTCTAGTAGCTCAGTTGGTTAGAGCAATGTGTTGATAACGCATAGGTCGTTGGTTCGAATCCGACCTGGACCACCATTTTTGCGGTATAGGTGTTAATGGATACACGTGAGTTTTCCAAACTTGAGTTCTGGGATCGTTACCCGGATACCGCTCCATTTTATTGATGAGAGACAGAACCACTTAAATGTTCGGGAACCTGTTGGTTGGCTCGACTCTATTCTTTCATCAATATCCATTTTGCAAACGCCACGTCATTGGCGAAATTGAGGTTGACTCAAATGACAATTTTAATGATCTTAAACGTAAACAAAAACGTTATGTTAGAAGCACTGTACACGCTCGACTAACAAAGTGACAGATGGAGAGACATCACCAATTTTTGGACCGAAACTGATCTTAACACTCACGGGTGTTAATACGTTGAACATTCAACATGACGCTAAAGCATGGAACAGAATGTCGATAGGTTTGATTCCTATACGGTCCACTATTTTTTTGGGCGCGTCGCATAGCGGCTATTGCAGGACACTGTAAATGTCCCCTCTTCGGATAACCCTTGGTTCGAGTCCAAGCGTGCCCACCATTTTATGTAGTGTGGTAGCCGAGTTCAATGAACGCGGTGATTGGTAATATGGGTGAATGTAACCCGTCACACTGCTCCATTTTGAGTAGAAATCCAGTTGTTCGTAAAACAGGAGTCGGTGTTATCATTCAGTATGTTGAACAACAGGTAACCGTGCTCGGAACAATCGGTACTACTCATTTTTATAGACCCGTAGTGAAACGTATATCACGCAAAGCTACGAACTTTGTATTGAAGGTTAGATTCCTTCCGGGTCTACCATTTTAGGTCGAAAGAACGCGTCTGTAGGATTCGATGAAACGGTTGGCTAATAACCAACAGCCACTTTTCTTGGCTCGACCTTTAATTTTGATAGTGTATGTTTTCGTCTATAAAAACTTACGGCATATGGAAGACGTGTAACTGGGTTCGAAGTCCGGCCAAGCACTTGTAGGGTGTTTGAGCAAGCCAACCATACACTATCAAAACTATTTACGGGAGTTTGGTGAAGCAGGTGCTCACGTGCCGCTGAAGACGGCAAGAATCTGGATCGTTACCAGAAGCTCCCACCATTTTTGCATATCGGGACGGTAAGGCGTCAGTGAAAACTCTACCGCATCAGGGTAGCGATTAACGGATAATTACAGAAGTAACTAATGTTTTATCTTAGCAAAAATTTATTCGGTTAACGGTAGAAGTCCGTGTTGTCGTACACACTTAACGACGTAGGACGGCGTAGTGAGCCGCGCGGGTCGATAAGACCTTCGATTGAAGTTCCGACCGAATAATTAATTTATAGTAGCGAGGTCGATTGGTTAAGGCAAGAGTTTCATAAGCTCTTTTATGTGGGTTCAATTCCCACCGCTACTACCATTTTAGGCGCCAGTGTTGTTGAAAGGCTAAACTTCTGTTTGCAAAACAGACACATGCAGGTTCGAGTCCTGTCTGGCGCTCCATTTACGGCGATCATAGCTCAATTGGCCAGAGCACGAGATTGTGATTTTCGGGGTTACGGGTTCAAGCCCCGTTGATCGCCCCATTTATTTTTACGGACGTGGTACATTAGTAGTGCAGCAGTCTCCAAAACTGCCTTATGAGGGTGCGATTCCCTCCGTCCGTGCCAATTTGCGATAGAGGGATCTTAGTCTCCACGCTTGTAGTGACCTGATAAGCGGTCACAATCGCATTCAATTTGCGGCGGCGTGGAAGGACACGCAGCCTTCCGAGTCCACGGCAGCAAGGGACCCCGCTAAGTCGCGGATATTTGGCGCTGTCAGCTGGTATCGAGTCCAGCCCGCAATCCAATTTTGATAGTTAGCACACCCTTAATGAGGACAGCTTTAATAGTCTTGGGTACGGAATCAACTATCAAATTAATTTCTTCTGTGTTTATGCAGACCGTTACATTCGCCGGCGCTAAGGTAAAGCTCCATGTTGCTAAGAAACTGGGCAATCTTATACCTGTGTAAAAGGTTGCGTTCCTTTAGGGGGTTTAAGAGTGTAACGCATACAAGTGCATTCATCTTCTGGAAATGTTCTGGAAGACTTGTATGGCAGAAGGATCCAATTTTGAATAGCAGCTCGGAATGTAGAAGATTGTTTCCATCTTCGGTACGAGCACGGGGTCTAACCGTCAGCGGAAAAACATGGAAGTAACGAAAAGCCTCTGAGTTCATAACAGTACGTTTATTGGGAAACATTAAACGTGTTGGAGCTTATGCGTAAATAAGAAACTCGCTGGAGTGTAGTCATATAAAGCAAAGCTACATCTATTCAAATAATTTAACATACACAGTAGTCCTCTCGATTTATATCAATGACAATAATGGCTGTGTGAAACTTTAGGGGTGGTAGCTCAGCTGGTTTAGAGCGTCTGCCTGTCACGCAGAAGGTCGCGGGTTCGAGTCCCGTCCATCCCGCCATTTTGATTCCGATTAATTACCGGAATTAAACGTCCGATACGTTAAAGTCGATAGCAAAGAGGTACAGTTGACTCAGGAACCTCTCGTGGTGCAAACCCATCGGTCGGACGTTAATTATTTTCGGTGCTGAAGCCACAGTGGACGGGCATCCGGTTCTTACCCGGAATAGCGTGAGGGTTCAACTCCCTCCGGCACCACCAATTTCATCCGAGCGTAGCGTAACTTGGCTATCGCGTCTGCTTTGGGAGCAGAAGACTGTGGGTTCAAATCCCGCCGCTCGGACCACTTTTGGCATATAGCTCAATGGCAGAGCATCGCACTGTTAATGCGAGGGTTGTAGGTTCGAGTCCTACTTTGCCAGCCAATTTCGAGGACTTGTAGCTTAGCGTCCTAAAGCAAGGGACTCATAATCCCTAGATCGTGGGTTAAAATCCCACCGGGTCCACCACTTTTCCCCGATTGTGTAATGGTAGCACAGGTGACTTTGACTCACCTAGTCTAGGTTCGAACCCTAGTTGGGGAGCCATTTTATGTTATGCCCTCGTGGTGGAATTGGTAGACACAACAGACTTAAAATCTGTTCAACTGTGGGTTCGACTCCCATCGTGGGTACCATATAACTTTTTGCTCGGATGGTGAAATTGGTAAACACACTACTTTGAGGGAGTAGCTGCTGAGAGTTCGAATCTCTCTCCGAGCACCACTTTTTTAGCCTCGGTGACGGAATTGGCATACGTGTTAGATTTAGAATCTAAATTTTGTGGGTTCGACTCCCACCTGAGGCACCATTTATCATGTATACATATACCAAACGCTTCCATAGCTCAGCTGGTAGAGCACGTTCTTGGTAAGGACGAGGTCATCAGTTCAACCCTGATTGGAAGCTCCACTTAAACAATTTGCGGAAGTAGCTCAATGGTCGAGCACTTCGTTGCCAACGAAGATGTTGAGGGTTCGAGTCCCTTCTTCCGCTCCACTCTATGATTGCACATATTCTCGGAAACGGTCCTTCTCGAAAGGATTTTATCAATACGCCTCAGGGTGACATCTTTGGATGTAACCTGTCGGACCCTGCGTTGCCGCTCAAGGCGACCTTCATTATGGACAAGGTGGTGATCAACCACATCCATAACAATAAACTGAAGTTGAATTTTCCCGTCATCATCCCGAATGCAATTAAAAAGATTGCGACTCAATGCAATCCGGCTCCCGAGATTCGAGATGTAATGCATCATCAACTGAGGGCTGGTGAATCCACTGGGCATCGTGGAGTGTTCTGGTTAATGCAGAACGGTTACACGGAGATTCATATGTGGGGGTTTGATTCCATGAAGAAGGATAGTGTTGAATCTGATACCCACCAGAAAATTCCAGAGGGTAGCTTTTGCCCCACGAATTACAAACGCTGGAGAAAGTCCTGGGACACACTTCTAAAATCAGATTCCTCAAAAAAATGTAGAGTCATTATCCATTAATTTGTGCGGTTGTTGACCATCAACAACTTAAACACAGTCGAAGTTGCATTATTTGTTTTACTTTGACCGACATTGATGTATGATTGTATTATGAAATTGAGCAACACTTCAAGTGTCTCGGTTTTAGTTCTTTTTAATGCCTCGGTCGTTCAACGGATAGGACCACCGCCTTCTAAGCGGTTAATGGGGGTTCGATTCCCTCTCGGGGCACCACTTTTGTTCTTTTAAAACACATTTTTATTGCCCCCGTCGTCTAGTGGCCTAGGACATCACCCTTTCACGGTGCATACAGGGATTCGAATTCCCTCGGGGGCACCATTTTGTTGTTTACTTTTAAATGAATATGTGTATGATTGTACCATAATTAATTTCGTTCATTTACAATTTACGCCTCCTTAGCTCAACGGTTCAGAGCTGCTGACTTTTAATCAGTGGGTTCCGAGTTCGAATCTCGGAGGAGGCACCAATTTGAAAAAATGGCAAACGGTAATCAGTACGGAGCCTGTGGTATAAATCCACCGTCGTCGGGCAACGATAAAGTCCACCAATTTTTGTTCTTTAAAAACTTTTAGAATCGTATCAGAGGTTACAAAAATGCCGCTCTTTCGGCCTAATTGGACTTCGCAGGGTGCGACGGATGGCAAGACCCAAAGACTCTTGAAATCTTCACGGCCTATACGATTCTATCTAATTTTCAGTGAGGATACTATCCAAGCAGGTATATGTAAAGTGAAGATAAATTGCTGCAACTTCACCACTGATTCAATTTCAAGTAGATACCCGTTTAATGAAAATAATCGCCTAATATGTCTAGGGCTGATTGGCTACGGTGCGGAAATTGACAAATACACCGAACATCTACTTGATTCATTTTTGTCCAGCCTTTCTAGCTAGAAGGTGGTGGCCCATAATCATATTATGTGAAAAACGGTTCGACTCCGTGGACATTTTTTCTTGACTTTCTTTATAAATTCCCTTCACTATTACTTTTATGAAACTAATATTAACTTTGTTGTTCTTCGCTGGTTGGTTATTCACCTTCTGGAAAGTCATCGTGGACCGCCCAGGCTTTATGCGGAGCTGGAACAAATATTCTATCTCTTTGCTTGTTGGTAATGTTGTTTGCTTTTTCGGAACTTTACTAACGGCATTCTTTAAATCTTGACTTTTTATATAAAGCCACGAATAGAGGCTCACTCGTTACAATTCGGTTTTGTTCTTTCTAAAAACTTTCCAAGGCTTGATCTCCTTGGACTCTCATTCTGCAACTGGTTTCACGAACCTATTGTCACCACGGTCTGCAACAGTTGTAGAATCTCGATAATAGTGGAATAGGCACTGGTCGGGACTGTATGCTGACGTTGCCGGAATGAGAGAAATTTTGTCGGTGCACTTAAACTGCCCGACACCCTGGAGAGGAAGCATTGTCACTCTTTAAACCAATGCCTTGGCTGGATACAAGTTCTACCAGCAGGTTACGGGACAGACCGGTGCGTGGCATTAATCCACGGTCCCACTAATTTTTGTTCTTTTTTAATTTTTGTGGCGGAATAAGCCTTTCTAATGGGGCTAACGCATGGGTGGTGTGAAGAACATCACTCAGTTCTACAATGTGTAAGTAGGTAAGGTACTACGCTGAAAACTTGGGTCGGCCAACCTAAGCAACCAGAGGTATAGTCTTGTAAGCATGAAATACAATGACAAGCGGACTATTAAGGTGCGACGGCACCATATGACTGAATAACTGAAAACACTAGGACGATGGAGGTAATCATTAATCCTCCCAAATTCATTTTCCTGCCGGGTAGAGTAACGGTAACTCGTCGCGCTCATAACGCGGAGCTGATGGTTCAATTCCATCCCCAGCATCCAATTTCGTTCTTTTAAATTTATGGGCCTGTACTGGATTCGACTCAGTAATAGACTTATAGTAAGCAAGCAAGGTTCTCCGGATACCTTTTAAAAACTGGTAAAAAGTTAAACGGCATTAATAAAGCCCTCAGCAATTTCTTCGGTTTCGCCGAAGAAATGCCACTCGCAGCCTAAAAACTGTGATCGAGTAGATAACACAGATTCTCGCTAAGTGTTACACTCGTCATAAAAAGCGAGACCGTCTTGAAGTGGTGTACAAGATGTGTATCCTCACCAAAACAATCATGATACAGTATTACGGTATCATGGCGACAGTTAAGTAGTACTAAGCTTGTAGAAAATTATCGGAAAAATTATTGAACACAGGGGTTCAACTCCCCTCAGGTCCACCATTTTCACTAATAGCTCAACGGAGAGCAGTTTGCCATGCCGGCAAAAAGGAGGAACACGGCTTCCAGTTCCATAGTGAACCATTTTGCTCGTTTAGCTCAGTTGGTTAGAGCATCTCGCTTACACCGAGAGGGTCGTAGGTTCGAGTCCTACAATGAGCACCACTTCTAAATGTTACAAAATAATAAATAGATAGATGGAGATAGCACCGATACAACCAATGGCAATGAATCCGTCCATGAAGACGGTTGCCAATGCGTATGCGAGAAACTCTCCATTGACGCCAAACTCTCTTGCATATAGCATGGATGCGTGGACCGATGCTGAAAAGGCGTGGAATTTGAAAAAAGAACTAATTGCGGCCATTGACTGTGGAAACTTTCAAATGGCTCTTTACATTTTAGATAGACTTATTGAATTGCAGAAAAAGTGAACTTTGTTGTTTACTTTTGACGGCGTTGAGATATAGTTCTATCATAGTTCTTTTACAGTCATTCTCAAAAGATTCCAGGTACTGAACCTCACGCGGATATTATGCGTATCCGCGGTCTTTAAATAAAGTCCATCGGCTAAGTAGCGAATCGGATGTGATCTATTATTGATCGAATATGAGGCTATGGAATACGGCAAAGTAAAGCATAAACCGCGTTCGTCTAAAGGATAAGATTTCAGTGTTACAGGTCAAGTACACCCTGAACGAAACTGAAGATGTAGGTTCGAGCCCTACACGCGGTCCACTTTGGATAGGAAATATAAATAATAACGTATGAATAAACTAATCAAACTCACACTCATCTCGGTTCTTGCTGTTGCGTCTGCCTTTGCTGGCGGCACGGTTTCGGTTGGATACCAAGAAAAAGGAATTGACTTCGGCAAAGTCACTGATACGAAGGGTTCGGCTGTTACCGCAGTCGACTACTCAATCGGCAGTTTCAATGTTGGAGCATCGGCAGATACCCATCTCAATGGTATTGATTCTGTCGATTTCTACCAGTTCAAATTCCTTGGCGGTTATACATTCGTCTCAACTCTTGCCGACGTAAAAGTTGGTACCGAGTATGCAATGAAGAATCGTCCGGGTAAGGATTCAAATGGACACTTCCGTCCATTCGTTACCGTTGGTAAGGGTCCAGTGACCGTTACCGGACGCTATGATGTTGAATCCGACCTCTCCAATGTTGAAGCTAAGTTTGCACAAACTGCCAAGTTTGCTGGCGACTTCGGTCTCACGGGTACAGTATTTGCTGGTTATACCGACGCAAATGATGTTTTCCCACGCACCGTCAAGGAAATCAAATACACCAATGCCTACTACGGCGGTTCACTTGATGCTTCATGGAAGGTCCTATCAGCCGGTTTTGTTGTCCTCCAGGACGGCAATCTCGATAAGACCACGGTTGGTCTCCGTTCGGCTGTTACCCTCAAGTTCTAATTAATTCGGGCTAGTATCTCAGTTGGTAGAGAGGCTGCTTTGCAAGCAGACGGTCGCAGGTTCGATCCCTGTCTGGTCCACCACTTAAAGGACCCAATGAAAAAATAAATTCATTGGGTCCTTTTTTGTTTACAAATTTGGATAAGTAATATAGTATTCTTTTATGGCTAAAACTAAATACATTTTTGTTGATCTTGATGAAACTCTGATTCATTGCGACCCATGGAATGATGAGCCGCGTGAAGGTTCCAAGGTCATTAAAATTGACCATAATGATACCTATAGAGCGGTGCTCCGCCCCGGAGCACTCGACCTATTAAAGGTACTCAGAGAAATTGCACCCTGTTACATTCTTACCGCTGCAACGCAGGAATATGCGGAAAGCTGGAATGAAGTATTTAAATTAGGGTTTAAGAATTCACAAATCTATCATCGGGACGACATTCATATCCGCGGAGGAATTGAGCTGTCTGGATTTCCAAATGCACAATCATACCTTATTGATAACCTTCCTAGGAGAGACAATATGAGCAAGATTGAATTTCTTAACCTCATTGATCCGATTCCAAAGTATTTTAACATCAAGCCGTATTACGGTTATGAAGCTCAGGACCTCACTCCAGAAATGATCCAAGAAATTGTGGATTTTATCAATGATTAAAAGCATTCTCATTATTGGAGGTCTTATTGCGCTTTGTGCCGTAGTGGTGCTAATTGTCTTTATATCAGTTCTAAATGAAAAAAACAAAAAAATTGAAAAAGAACTTAGAGAGGACGGCTACTATGACTGAGACTCGTGCCGACAATACCCTAATCTATAAAACTAGTACCGTTGAACCGTTGACGTTCCGGGAAAAGAAAGAGCCGATCTATAAGTGCGATGTTTTCGGAGACGAATGGCTCGTAGTCTGTTTTGTCTATGAAAAAAAGCATGTACCGAATTGGTTCCGTAGACAATGCCAACGATTCTTTCTCGGTACAAAATGGACGAAGTTATGAAAAAGAAGGTTTTCCAGATGGAGCTTGAGGTTGAGGTATTCGATCACATTGTGGCAAATGACCTTCAGTACCATTATACGTTAATGTCGGAGGACGTCCGAAAGCTCCGTAAGAAAGCAGAGAAATCAGGAAAACCGGTTTATATCCAAGAACTTAAATACCTTGAAAACTTATTGCCCGCAATACGCAGGGTCGGGGCTTTTTACGGTAAGAAACTAAAATGAACACAAATGGCAAAGGATCAAAGCCGCGACCATTCTCTGTATCGCGAGACGAGTTCAATTCAACCTGGGACGACATCTTCAAGAAGATTCCCAAGGAGCACAAGGAAGTAGTCAAGAAAAACAAACCTTCTAAGAAGTATAAATAATTTTTCAAGGGGAACGTCTGTCTCCTTGAATTTACACACACAGACACAAAGAAAAGGATAACATCATGTCAAATAACAACAGTGGTAAAAACGCCTACGAGATTCGTCTCGAGGTTCTTCAACTCGCAATGGGTCAGGCCGACTCTGCTTATTATAACGAAGTCGAGCGCACGCGTGCGGCCCGTCCAGACGATAAAGGTGAGTATGAACTCCCAGAGGATAAGCGAGTTCGCGATGCTCTGAAGATTGCAAAGAAACTGTATGCCTTCGTTGAAGGTGACCAGACGGAATCTGAAGAATAATTCTGTAATTCTTTAAACCATTGATGGCCAGTATTTTATTGGCCATCAATTACATAAACTATGGAACATATTGCAAAATCGGAAACAGGAACTGTAAGAGGACCGCGCTGGATTGAATGGCTCGGCCATTTCAAGGACACGCCGTGCAAAGGCATGGAGCTTGGAACCTTCCAGGGTTCTTCTGCCGAATGGTTTTTGGATAACATCTGCACCCATAAAGATTCTTTTCTGTATTGCGTCGATACCTTTAAAGGTAGTGACGAACATCATCTCCATGGAATTGATGTATCGAGGAATTATGAGATTGCAGAGGAACGTTTAGCCCGTTTCACCAATAAGGCATTCATCGAGAACATGTCTCACAAACAGATGTTATCTGAGACGAGTGTGGGTTCCGGTACCTTTGACTTCCTTTATGTCGATGCCGACCATTCGGCGCGTGGTTGTCTCCGTGATGCCGTCATTGGTTTCGAGCTGCTCAAGGTCGGCGGTATCATGATTTTTGACGACTATCAATGGACGGCATTGCCAAAGGAGATTGACCGCCCCAAGATGGCAGTTGATGCTTTCATCAATTGCTATGCCAAGGAAATGGAACTTCTTCCGGGTCGTGGTTACCAGGTCGCTCTCAAGAAGATTAAAGAATGAAGATTCAGGTTCATATCCTTACCTACAATGAGGAGGATATTCTGCCCTACACGTTAAGGCATTACTCCCAATTTGCGACTCGAATCATAGTTCATGACTCCTTTAGCACGGATAGAACGAGAGAAATCTGTAAGGAGTATGGTGCCGAGGTACGTGATTGGGATACGGGCGGCGTGCTCAATGACGATCTAAGCCGTGAACTCAAAGGCACAGCATGGATTGGAACCGATGCCGATTGGGTCATTACTGCGGATGCCGATGAACTGATCTACTTTCCGAATGGTGTTACCAAGACATTGGAGGAATACGACCGCAACAATGTTCATATCGTCCAACCGTATGGCTACGAAATGTATTCGGAAAACTTTCCCACGGGCTCGGGTCAGATTTATGATGAGGTAATCCATGGAGCCAGAGATGACAGATGGTACTCCAAGCCGATTCTGTTTGCGCCAAAGCGAATCACCAAGCTGGAGTTTGCTCCTGGCGCCCATCAGTGCCATGTGACTCCTAAGTTGGGTGAACGGTATCTAATAGATAATAAGAACCATAGGTTCACGGTACCAACGTGCTGGTTGCTTCATTGCAAACACCTCGGACCCATAGCTCGGGTGGGAAAGAAGTACGATGTCCAACGCACTCGCCTTGCTGAAATCAATGTAAAACAGAAGTGGGGTAACTTTGATCCTGGTGAAAAACACGCCCGCGACAAGAGGGCCAACATAATCAACAAGTTAGAGAAGATTTTCTGATACTCTTGGTTTTTGGGCATATTAATATTGCCCATATTGACTATCAACAACTTAGACCATATCTTTGTGGTTTACTTTTTGATGGAATGTTGTAGGATGTATGCATGATCAAATTTAACATTGTCATTTCCACTCAGGTTCACGAGAACTACGGAGCCCATGACTGGGACGGCAAAGGCCAGTGCCCGCAGTACTGGAAAGCCAAGGGTGGTTATGAGTACCGCCATCCGATTGCTCTAGACCTCACCGAGGTCCAGGATCGGTCAAAGGTCAGTTCCTTTGTGGAAGAGCTTCGTATTGCGGTAACCCGCAACGATGACTCGTGGCAGGAGTACGTCATTGACTGGTACCTTCTTCCCGTGGGCGAACTGACCCACGAGGAGAAGCAGCAGGTTGAGTGGCACGGTTCCGTCAAGGAGCCAACCAAGTCGCCCTATAAATTGCAGAATGCCTACGCGGCTTAATTTTAACATGAAACTTCTAACACTTTATTCACGCACCTCTACGGGTGCCACGCAGACCTGGACCATCGAAATTGACGGCGGTCGTTACCGCACCATCTATGGTCAGGTCGATGGTAAGAAAACCACGACCGAATGGTACTATGCCCAGCCCACCAATGTCGGCCGCGCAAATGAACGTAATGCGGAAATGCAGGCGCGCTTTGAGGCCGATGCAATCTTCCGTAAACGTGAGGAAACAGGTTACCATCTTGATATTAAAAACATCGACAAGCCCACGATGATCGATTGTATGCTGGCGCAGAAGTTTGAGGACCGTGAAGATGACCTTAAATACCCCGTCTTTTCACAGCCCAAGCTAGATGGCATTCGTTGCCTCTGCACTTCTACGACGATGTTTAGTCGTCAGGGCAAGATTTTTAAATCGGCTCCGCATATCCTTAAGGCTCTGGAGTCCTTCTTTCAAGAGTTTCCCGATGCCGTTTTGGACGGTGAGCTTTACTGCGACAAGTTAAATAATGATTTTAATAAGATTGTGTCGCTGGTCCGTAAGACCAAGCCGACACAGGCTGATCTAGATGAATCTGCCAATGTGATTCAGTATTGGGTCTATGATGTCATCGATACCAATAAGACATTTAGCGACCGTCGTAAGTGGCTTTGCGGAAACCTTCCGGAAGACGATACCATTGTCCTCGTGGAAACTTCGGTCGCCTTCGACAAAAAGGACCTTGATACCGAATATGAAAGCTATATGAGCGACGGTTATGAGGGTCAGATGGTTCGCACGGATGGTCTCTATGAACGCAAACGGTCAAAGACTCTGCTGAAGCGCAAAGAATTCCAGGACGCCGAATATGAAATCCTTGAAATCGGTGAGGGTACGGGTAACCGCACGGGCATGGCTGGATTCATGGTACTCAAAAATGATAAGGGTGAGAACTTCAATTCCAACATCAAGGGTTCTCACGAATTCCTTGCCGATCTATTCCAGAACAAGGATCGATACATCGGTGAGAAAGCCACGTGCCAGTTCTTCCACCTCAGCCCATACGGTATTCCACGGTTTCCATACGTCACTTCTATCAGAAATTATGAGTGAGTGTTGACTATCAATCACTTAGACCACATCTTTGTGGTTTACTTTTTGATGGAATGTTGTAGGATTGTATCATAATGAATAACATCGATCTGGCTTACAAATGCGGCGTGCTTGAAGGCACTATCAAATCTTTCAAGTATCGCTTTTCAATACCAGGCGTAGAAATTACGAACCATGGCCTCTTTGAAGAATTTCTTGAAAGAGAATTGGCTAGAGCCAATGAGTTGGCCAAGGAATACTCTAAAACCAATCCAAACTAATATGAACCCACCCGATCAACCGAGCGAGACACACAAGCAACTTGCCGCCGATGTTTTCCGCATGGTTCACAACCGCGACCTGACCGCAGCCGCCCAACTCATCGCCGACTCCGAGGCGTGGGCGGTGGCTCAACTACGCAGTGAACTCAACTACACCAAGGCGAGCGAGACGCTTTACCATGACGAAGGGACTGCCGCGCTTGCCGCCCTCACCGCCGAGCGCGAGCGGGTGCGCGTGCTAAGGGAGCACGGCGTCGAATCCCTTATGATCGCGCGATCTTGGCAAATGGTTTGGGGAGACAAGCTCTCGCCCGACTCGGTAGCGGTTTTCGCAAAACATGAGCAGGCGTTTCTTGCCGCCCTTGCCGCGACGGAGGAAATCAAATGAACCCACCCGACCAACCCACCGACACGCCACGCACGGATGCCATGCTCAATGGATGCGAGTGGGGCAACAGGCAGGACCAAGCGCATACCGCTCTATGTCGCACGCTTGAACGCGAACTCACCGCCGCGAAAGCGGAGTGCGAGGAGCTACTTAGCGTAAATGCAACGGGAGCCGAAAGGCTAAGGTTTGTGCTTGAAGAAAATTCCCGCCTTCGCGCCGAGGTGGAGCGGTATAAAGACGACTACCGGGACGCAGGAAAGCACATCAGCTTACAGGTAGCCCGCGCCGAACGTGCCGAGGCTGATCTAAAACATATGCAATCCTCAGCTTTAACTTGGGCACGGTTTGCTGCAGATAAATCGGCTTGTGCCGACATAGCCGAACAATGCGCCCAGATAACGGAGCGTCTCTGGAAAGAGTTCATTACCCTAATGGAAATCACCGAGGAAAGCGATTCTGGAAACGAGTTTCGTCCCAACAAAATCAGCAGCTGTCGAGCAATGGACGGTAAGAGACTCAATGAGATTCTTGCTGAGGCTCGCCGAATTGTATTTTAACTATGAACACATTCTTCACAAGCGATACCCATTTTGGGCACGCAAACATCATTAAATACTGTAAACGTCCTTTTGCCTCGGTAGAAGAGATGGACAATACACTCATTCATAATTGGAACGCTATTGTTCGTCCAGAAGATACCGTGTACCATCTCGGTGATTTTGCGGTGGGTGGCGGTCCTGCCGCTCCCTATCTCCGGCGTTTAAATGGTAAAATTCAATTCTGCTTGGGCAACCATGATAAACGGCTCATGCGGAGCTACCTAGATTCTGGATGGGAGTTTGATATACCACATCTTCGAGAAGTAACAGTTGACAAACAAGAAATCATTCTCTGTCACTATGCCATGAAGGTATGGAACGGCAGCCACAAAGGGCACTGGCAACTTTACGGACACTCGCACGGCACTCTTCCGGATGATCCTACCACTCTTAGCTGTGATGTTGGTGTAGATTGCTGGAACTACTTTCCAGTATCTATGGAGCAGCTTCGGGATAAGATGAAGACTAAAACTTATAAGCCCGTTGACCATCACGGTCCACACACAACATAACTATATGAGCTACAAACTATTTCTGGATGACGAACGCCTTCCCTCTCAGGTAAAATGGGTACAATTACCCCTGGGACCTTATACCACGGTGCGAAGCTATAAAAAATTCGTTGAATGTATTGAACGGCTTGGTATACCTTCATTCGTGACCTTTGATCACGACCTGGGACAGGAACACTATGCCGCTGGCATTGCTGGTACCGAACCGACGTATGACTCCTATAAGGAGAAAACTGGATACGACTGCGCTAAATGGCTGGTGAACTACTGCTATGAAAAAGGCGTTGAGTTTCCCGACTATGAGGTTCATTCGATGAACATTATCGGTAAGCAGAACATCATTCAATACATTGAAAACTCCAAGAAGTAACTTTGTTGTTTACTTTCAGCACTTTCAGCATATGATTGTATTATGAAAACCACTAAAAACCAGCAAAAAGCAATCGACCAAATGTATTCCGTTTCAGCAATGGACCATAAACTAAAAGTCAAATTCACTAAAAAGCAGCAGAAGGAAATCGCAAAGATCCGCAAGGTAATTGCTGCTCATCACGCGGAGCAAGATAAACTTGTTGATGGTTTCATTGAGTCCATGGGATTCTCGGGTAAAGAACCAGAAGATACCATCGTATGGGACTACATTTACAACGATTCACATTGGATGGTTGAACTGGAATAATTTTATGAAAGCAATACTGGAATTCAACCTGCCCGAAGATAACTATGAGCATATGCGAGCCGTTCATTGCAATCAAGCTTGGGCGTCATTGTATGAAATTGATTCTATATGTCGCAATATATTGAAGCACGGTACCAGTGATTATAAAACTGTAGAACAACTAGCCCAATATATTCGCACCGAAGCAGGAAATGCTCTTCATCAGGTCGAAGAATAACTTTATGACAATGCCTGAATTTATTAATGCGGTACTTATGTATTGGTTGGGGCTTGGAACTCTGGCATTTATCGTTCTACACGATTCGGTAAATCGGTTTCCTCAGAGACTCGTATTCTTTATCATTTGTGGTCCTATTCCATGGGGCTTCATATTTTTAAAGGTAGTCCTAACGCCTTTTTATCGCTGGATGACAAAAGAGTAATTTATGAAACTATTTCAACGCTCTATCGGTCATTATATTTTTTGGGTTAGCTTTATTTACTTTTGGGTAGGCATGTACAATCTGTTCATCGACAAATTCACCGATATATTTATTATTCAAATTGTCTGGTTGTTCATAACGGCTCTTCCCCTTTGGTTTAAACCTCTTGCTAAATTTTTAAATACCACCACATTATTCCAATGAAAACAGAACTAGAACAAAAACTATTTGAGAAGTATCCAAAGATTTTCGCCGATCGTACCAAGCCAAAGACCGAGAGCTGTATGTTCTGGGGTCTTGAAGTGGGGGATGGTTGGTACGATCTTATTGATATTCTTTGCGAAGCTCTTACCCACACTTATACTACCAGCGTACCGGTGGATAAAGAAGATGGTGAGCGTCTTGGTATCACACCGTATATTAACAAGAAGGACGGAGAAGCTATCTACTACTTTAAAGTAGGGCCACCTCAAGTGATCGCAACGCAAGTTAAAGAGAAGTTCGGCACACTTCGGTTTTATTACAGGTTTGAGCTTGACGAAAAAAATACCTCTCTAGTAGAAACTGAAAAGTATCCTGCTCTCGAAAAGGCTAATGAACGGTTTTATAATTACATTGAGGGTATCATTCACTTTGCTGAAACTGCTTCTGGTAAAACTTGTGAAGCGACGGGTCAACTTGGTGAACTGCATTCGCGTGGCGGATGGTTAAAGACGCTGAACAAACAATTCGCAAAGACCAATGTGACGACACAAAACTATATTCCTTACTCGGAGATTCCTAAAAATGAAGAAACCAATTAAACAATTTAGACTCAATAAAGAATACCTGAGTTCGGTACCCGATGAGAAGTACCTGGTTCTGAGCGATCTTGTTGGCAAAATTATTTTAAAAGGAGATTCGTATGCATGCAAGGACCATCCAGAATTTACAAAGCTGCGCAATAAACTTTGTGAGCTGGGTTACATCTCCATTGAACCTACGTATTGGAACGGAGATAGAGTCCTGAAACCATTTAAACTTAACAAACTTTCTTTTAAGAAAGGCGAACAGTTTCCGTGCGCGAGTGCGCTCGCGATAAAATTAGCTGTATCCAATAAAAAATGAAAATTGTAATTAATGATTGCCACGGTGCCTTTGGGCTTTCTAAGACTGCTCTTGCTCTTTTTAATGAACGTGCCGGTGCGATTGTTACCAATGAAGATGACATTAAGCGCAACAATCCTATTCTAGTAGAAATTGTGGAGCAAATGGGAGAAGCGGCTAACGGTGAATTTGCTGAACTTAAAGTTGTAAAGATTCCCGATGATGTCCAATGGCAGATTCAAGAATACGACGGGGACGAATGGATTGCTGAAAAACACAGAACTTGGAATTAATATGAAAAAGAATAACAATATGAATGTAGAAATTGACCCGGAAACAGCCGATGGTATTGTCCGCGCTTCCGTAAAACAAACCATTGAATACCTTCGCGAAGATATTACGGTCCTTAAGAAAACAAAGAAACTCGAGTATTACCAAAAACACGAGTTGAGTGAACTCATTATAACTTTGGATGCTATGGAAAAAGTGTTCGACTATTATGGAGGTAACTTAAAATGATGACGCAAGAACAATTTGTCTATTGGCTTCGCGGTTTTATTGCTGGCAAAGAATATCTTTGCACGAAGGAAACCGATATTTTAAGAGAAGAACTCGGTAAAATATCTTTAATTGCATACAGCACACCTGTTATAACTCCTCTGCACGAGCCTTACATTAAGGGTCCGAATGATTATGACCCCTCGAAAATGCCAATTTTTACTTAATAAGATTGATGTTGGACATGAATAGTTTAGGACGATCAATTTGATTTACTTTTGCATGGTTTGGTGTATGATTGTATCATAATGAAAATTAAAGTTACTCTTAAGGATATTGAAAAAGGATATAGAGGGAGTTGTTATGATTGCCCTATCGCTCTTGCGTTTAAACGGGAAGTTAAAACGACATCTCATACTGGGTTGAGTATTGGCGCTGAACGAATACTCCATCGCGAAGTACATGAATGGAACGCATACACACTGCCTAAAAAGGCACAAACTTTTATCAAACGATTTGATGGTGGGAAACCGGTTAAGCCATTCACCTTTGAAATTGAAAAAGATTTAAAATGAAAACATATGTAAAAACTTGGGAAGACGAAGTAGTTGACCCCAATGACACATACTATAAGATTGATCAGAAGAAATTAGTAAAATGGTTGAAGCATTTAAGGGCTTTAAATATGCTTTATAAAAACAATCTTCATCGAGATGATGTTCAGCGAGGACGAGACGAAGGACGATTTGATGCTTACGACTGTCTTCTTGGAAATATCAATAGAGGAACAATTTTTATGAAACCTAAAAAATAACTTTTAAATAAAATGAAAAAGAATAAAGATTTAGAACATTACAAGAACGAATGCGAGCGTCTTCGTTTCCAGCTTAACTATAAGTTCCAGATTGATCCGGTAACTGCAAGTGCAGCCGCCAGAGAAGACCAGCGTGTTTACCGTAAGGTAGGCAAGAAGTTTGTTCCTGTAAATGACCCATACGCTTATGATGGTCTGCGTGAAGGCTTTTGGCTCATTCATATTACGCAAGGATGCACTTCTATTCGTCAGCAAATCCATCCAGAGAAGTCTGCAATTACTGCGGCGGCTCGTCTTATGGAAAATAAGCTCGTTGATATTATCCGTAAAGCAGGGGAGGCTCGTCCTACCAAAATTGCTCTTACTCCCGAAGAAAAGAAAGATTGGGATAAATTTATTGCAAAACACGGCGACTCGTTTAATACCCTTCACTATCCTTCTATTCAAGAGAATGCGGAGAAGATTGTTGCTGCGTTGATTGATAACAAATGAAAAATAAACCACTTACAAAGAAACAACGCAAAGATTTGATTGATGCTTGGGCAGGAATGAATAGTTTATGTGCATATTTAAAAGATTACAAGACGAAGCCTGAAAATTTCGGTGTTAATTTTGACCCACATAGTTATGCCAAAGACATATACAAACTCCTTGATTCGGTTATAATCAATGTTGACGACTCCGATTTGTGTGAATAATCCTTGACTTTCTATAAAAACCTGTCACTCTACATTCGATGAAACCCGAACAACAAAGAATCGCCATTGCGGAAGCGTGTGGATGGAAATGTAGCGAAGACTCGCACGAATTGGGGCAACTCGTCGCGGAGTTCACCCCCGACTACATCCACGACCTCAACGCTATGGCTGAAGCCGAAAAGACGCTGTCTTGGAAAGACGAAGGACCAGCTACCTCTCAACGGCGCAGATATTTAATGAACCTGGAGGCCGTAATAAGCGGACCACCAAACCGATTTGGAGAACGACCCAATCGGACCTTGAGCGTCCCATTTGCTACCGCCGCCCAACGTGCAGAGGCATTCTTGAAAACGGTTGGCAAATGGGAGGAGGAAGGGTAAAATTTATGTTTCAATACATTATCAAAGGAGATTGTTTTAAAGCCGTAGCTGTTAAATCAGAAATGAATCATATGGAGATGGGGGATTATGTGCGTGAACATAGCAAGAAAATAC